ATAAGAATATATAAATATAATTACAAGGAAAGATAATTATGGCGATACCTAGTAAAAAAGACCGTCCGGGTGACGGAAAGATAAATACAATAGATGAAATGATTCATGATAGTGAAGAAAAATTATGGGAAGGTGATCCAATGAAGGCTTTGATTTATGAAGGGACTGAACGACGCAAAAAGATGAATTTTTGGTCCCGGTTTATAATAACAATGTTTATTGTTATAACATTTTTGATTTTAGTATGGTTATTGTTTTTTGCCATACTGCCTGAAGAATCTCGCGATTTAATTAATATTTTGACAGGCGCGTATGTCGCGGTGCTGGCCAAGTCCACGGACTACTGGTTCAAAGAAAAAGATGATCCAGAACATAAAGAGATGGAACAATTTGAAAAATTAAATGGACACGGCGAATAGCTGAATTCATTTACAAATTTAATTCAAGAGAGAGATGGTTAGTAAAACTGAAAAGGATAGCTTGGAGACGCATGTAGATTTATGTGCGGAAAGGTATGCGCGGTTGGAAGAAAAATATGAAGAATTGAAAGAAACATTTAAAGAAGATAGATTAATAATACATGAAAGAATTGATAAGGTTAAAACAAGTATAGATGAAATGAGATCCTTATTTATTGAACAACATTTAAAACAAAATAGAATTATTATTACAAGTGCGGTCGCAATTATAATAGCACTACTCAGTGTGATATCAGCCGGCCACTTTTTTTAAAAAATAGGACCCCTATGTTGACATTTGGTGAACTTTCCAAAATAGACGAAGAGATATTAGAATTCATTGAAGAAGTAGAAGAAGTCAATATGCTAACTGATTTCTACGAATGGATTGAACTGGAAGATTTAGGACTCGGGGAAGACTTTTTAATTGAAAAAGAAAGTACTGCTAAGTATACCCAACGCATGAGAAAGATGGGTCGGCAAGCAAAAATAAGAAATAAAAGAACATCTTTTAAAATGAAAAAGAAAAGATCTCAATTAAGAAGAAAAACTGCAGATAAAATACGAACTTCCACTCGGACCAGAACTCAAAGACAAGTCATACCCCATGCTATAATGAAAGCAAAAGGGGCAGCTGGAATTAGAAAAAGAAAAATGTGGAAGGGAATGAAAGCAGCAATTATTAATAGAAAAATGAAACCAATGAGACGGCAGATTATAAGAGATGAACCTTCGCGAATAAAACAAGCACGAAAAAATATGACCATACATAAGAAATCTGGTCGGTAAGGAAATCAATGTCCCATGATATAAGGGTATGGAATTTTAGAAAAACGCGTCGGGCAATAAGAGAATCAAACGGAACAACAGTTAGAAAAGAAGTTCGTAAAACAAACGTTACATTTAGGCGCGATGAACATTGCAATATAACTCATGAACAATATATTAATTCCATTGATCCAAAACATTTCAAAAAAACTACAGACCCACATTCCAATACTCCATATGATTCCGCTGATTGGAAAAATATATTAAAATAGGTAATATATGGGCACTTCTTACCTGGGCAACCCAAAACTTAAATCATCCAATGTTCCAGTAGAATTTACTGAAGAACAATTATCTGAATATCTTAGATGTCACAATGACCCAGTTTATTTTATCTCAAAATATGTAAAAATCATTCACGTTGATCATGGTTTAGTAGATTTTAATCTATATCCTTTTCAAGAAAATATGGTTCGCACATTTCATGATAATCGTTTTGTGATATGCAAGATGCCCCGCCAATCAGGAAAATCAACAACCATCATAGCTTTCTTTTTACATTATATACTTTTTAACGAAAATGTTCAAGTAGGTATACTAGCCAATAAAGGATCTCTGGCTAGAGAATTATTAGACAGATTAAAATTATCATATGAAAATTTACCTATATGGATGCAACAAGGTATATTAGCTTGGAATAAAGGAAATATAGAATTAGAGAATGGTTCAAAAGTATTAGCAGCAGCCACATCTTCTTCAGCTGTCCGAGGTTCATCTTTTAATATTATTTTCTTAGATGAGTTTGCTCACGTTCCAAAAGAATTAGCTGAAGAATTTTTTACCTCGGTTTATCCTACTATTTCTTCCGGACAAACTACAAAAGTTTTTATAGTATCTACACCACTCGGTTTAAATCAATTTTATAAAATGTGGGTGGACTCTGAAGAAAAAAGAAGTAATTATATACCTATTGAAGTTCATTGGTCTGAAATTCCCGGCAGAGATCAGAAATGGAAAGAAGAGACCGTTCGCAATACAAGTGAAAGACAATTTTCACAAGAATTCGAAACTGAATTTATTGGTAGTACAAGAACATTAATAGCTGGTTCAAAATTAAGATCTATGCCATTTAAAACACCAGTCCATACCTATGAAAATTTAGACATATTTGAACAACCCGAACAAAAACATACTTATACAGTAGTAGTTGATACAGCCAAAGGTTTACAATTAGATTATTCTGCTTTCACTGTTATCGATAGCACAGGGCTGCCCTATAAGGTAGTTGCAAAATATAGAGATAATGAAATATCTCCCATGTTATATCCAAATTTTATTTACAAAGCCGCAAAACATTACAATAATGCATTTGTATTAGTAGAGGTTAATGATATAGGAGAACAAGTCGCAATGACTCTTCATCAAGATATGGAATATGAAAATATGTTAATGATGAATTGGAAAGGACGCGGCGGTCAGCAATTAGGTGGAGGATTTGGAAAAAATGCTCAATGGGGTGTAAGAACTACAAAACAAGTTAAACGCCTAGGATGTCAAACATTAAAAAATTTAATAGAAGAAGACAAACTTATAATTACAGATTATGATATAATATATGAACTTACATCTTTCTCGGCTAAAAAAGAATCATATGAAGCAGAAGAAGGACATCATGATGATTTAGTTATTACCCTTGTAATATTTGCATGGCTAACAAATCAGCAATATTTTAAAGAATTAACTGATTTTGATTTAAGAGAAAAGATGTATTCTGAAAAAATGAAAGAAATAGACGAATCTTATTTACCTTTCGGATTTATTGAAGATGGACTAGAACAGGAAACCATTATTGATAATAAAGGTCAGCAATGGACTGTTGAAAGAACTGATCGAATGTTAGAAGAATCTGGCCATAATGTATTCGGAGCATAAGAACAGGAAGTTTATAAATAATCATAGTAACTAATAGTACATGAACTTAATAAAATTTTCAGCGATTTACAGGAGAAGAAGATGGCATTTACAGTAAGTCCAGGAGTAGTTACTCGCGAAATAGATTTAACTACCATAGTACCTGAGACAGGAACAACTGCAGGTGCTTTTGCTGGGGCTTTTCGCTGGGGACCTATAGATAAAATTGTTAATGTAAGCAGTGAAGATCTACTGGTGGAAAACTTCCAGAAGCCTGACTCTTCAACATATCTAAGTTTTTTTTCAGCGGCGAATTTTTTAGCCTACGGACAAAATTTGAATGTTGTTCGAGTAGCAAATTCATCAGCATATAACGCAACTACAGATTCAGCAAACGCGGTTTTAATTAAAAGCGATGAATCTTATTATAATACATATTACTCAGAATATGGAGGATCTGGTTCTTCAAATGATTACGGAGAATTTGCATCTAAATTTGCCGGAGAATTAGGCAATTCACTGAAGGTATCTTTATGTGGTGCCGACATTGCCGCCGTCGGGCTCTCAGGAACTGTAACAATAGCTTTTGCTGCTCAAGAAGGAACAGTCACAGGAACATCAACAGCATTTACATCAGAATTACAAATAAGTGATGTTGTTCATATAGGTACTACCTTTTATCTTGTAACAGCAATTGGTACTGATTCAGGAATGACAGTTGTATCTTCACAAAATACCGATGTATCTAGTGCAGCAAGCCTTGTAAGAACTGTATCATCTCATTATAAAGCAGTAGGCCAAGATGCATTCGGCGCTATAATGGGAACCGTTCAAGTTTCTGACGCTGCAAGAAAAGTAATGACTGGAGTGGGAACATATTTTGATATACAACTAACAGTTGGAGACAAGGTAACTATTTCTGGTGAATCACTCGAAGTAGCTTCTATTACCAGTAATACATCGGCTACACTAGTCGATCCACTTTCTCCAAGTTCAGCCGCTCTTTCGACTGCAGTAAATTATCTCAGAGAATGGGAATTTGCGGGTAATTTCGATTATCCTCCAACTACCTCCGATTTTGCAACTCGCAGAGGTGTGACTAATGATGAAGTTCATGTAATAATAACAGACGAAGATGGAGAATGGACAGGTGCCAAAGGAACTGTTCTTGAAATTTTTCCAGCTTTGTCAGTAGCCAGCGACGGTAAATCTGAAGATGGTCAAGCGCTTTATTATAAAGAGGCAATTAATAGACGATCCAAATATATTTGGTGGATGAAACATCCTAACGGAACAGGTGCTGATACAGCTCCTAATACAGCTGCATGGGGCACATCTGCTAATGTTGCTTCTAAACCATCTTATACACAATCCAGAACTAATATCTCGGCTAGCATGACAGGTGGCGCAGACGGACAAGAATTATCTGACGCTAATATTATTTTGGGATATGATAAATTTAAATCAGCAGAAGATGTTGATGTTTCTTTGATCATAACTGGAGCTGTTTCTTCAGTTATTAATTCATATCTTATTAGTAATATTGCAGAAACGCGTAAAGATTGTATGGTCTTCGTTTCACCGGAACAATCAGATGTTGTTAATAATGAAGGAAATGAAGTAGATGCAGTTAATGATTTTAGAAATTTATTGCCAAGTTCATCTTATTCAGTTATAGATTGTGGTTGGAAATATCAATATGACAAGTATAATGATACTTTCAGATATGTTCCATTGAATCCGGATACTGCAGGATTAGTTGTACGAACTACTGTTGAAAGAGATTTTTTCTTCTCACCAGCGGGATTTAATAGAGGATCAGTTAAAAATGTTGCTAGGTTAGCATGGAATCCAAATAAAACACAAAGAGATTTACTTTATAAAAATGGTGTAAATCCGGTTGTTTCTTTTGCAGGACAAGGAACATTGTTATTTGGTGATAAAACTCTATTAGCTAAACCATCAGCATTTGATAGAATTAACGTCAGAAGGCTTTTTATTACATTAGAAAAGTCAATTGCAAATTTTGCTAGATTTTCAATGTTTGAATTCAATGATGATTTTACCAGATCCAGTTTTGTTTCTTCAGTTGAACCTTTTCTCAGAGATATTCAGGGACGAGGGGGTATAACAGATTTCGCAGTAGTTTGTGACGAATCTAATAATACTCAAGAGGTTATTGATCGAAATGAATTTATCGGTAGTATTTTTGTCAAACCAACTAAGAGTATTAACTTTGTATTGTTGAACTTCGTTGCTGTAAGAAGCGGTGTAGATTTTGAAGAAGTTGTAAACGCAGTATAAATAATATAAAATATCGTATAAATAACAATATAAATTATAATTAATATACGAAGGAAGAAAAAATGCCAGGATTTGTAGTAGACGGATCGGATTCTTTTATATCAAAATTGGCTGGAGGGGGTGCAAGAGCATCTTTATTTAACGCCAATCTTATCTTTAAGGGCAATCTAGCTGAGAACAGTAAAACCGGTGTAATGGATAACAAAACCTTCGGTTTTATGTGCAAGGGAGTCCAAATTCCTTCTAGTGCCGTAGGGATAGTATCCGTTAATTATATGGGTCGAGCAGTAAAATTACCTGGTAACAGATCTTTTGAAGATATGACAACTACTATTTTAAATGATGAAGGTTACGCGCTCCGGAACAAAATCGAAAATTGGATGAATAAAATAAATTCTCATTTTGGTAATGTAAGAGCGGCTAGTCATACAAATAAACTTACTGGTTATACCGCAACGTTGGACATACAGACTAGGGGAAAAGCCGGCGGGAATACAGGGCTGTGGAAATTGTATAATGTTTGGCCTACTTCTTTAGACCAAATCGATGTTAATTGGGAACCCAATGATGCTATAATGGAATACTCTGTTACTTGGGCTTATGATTATTGGCGAATGGACAAAGTAAGTAAGTAAAGCTTAGACTTCGAAAGCACTAACAAAAATAGGAAAAAAAGATGGGAAATTTTAATGTAGTTGATTTCACTACGGCGATTAGAAGTGGTGGTGCTCGTACTAATTTGATGTGGGCAAAAATCACCTCTCCGACAACAGGAATGGATAACATTTTTTCATATTTGTGTAAAGCTTCAAATATTCCCGGTTCTACAATTACTCCCATCGAAGTTCCATATTTTGGTAGAAATGTAAAAGTTGCAGGAGAAAGCAGAGAATTTGCCCCATTAACTACAACTGTTGTAAACGATGAAGATGCAGCAATTTATAAGGCTATGGTGAAATGGTTTGAGAAGTTTAATCAAGCCAAAGGGAATGTAGCAGAGGCGTCCTTATTCAACTCGCGCGCAAATTATACTGCAACTATTACCTTAGAAATGTATAAGAAGGAAGGTGGAAGTACGCCTGATCAAGATTGGGTTTTTCACAATGCCTGGCCTTCTAACATGTCCGCAATTGATTTAAATTGGGACAGTGTTAATACTATTCAAGAATTCACAATAGATTGGCAATATGATTACTATCTTCACGGACAAGCTAGCATCAAAAAAGACACATAATCTTAAATTAAAAAATATATCATGAAGTTATTTGGATTTAATATTGAGAGAGATAAAAAGCCAGACATCCCAGCTCTGGCATTTCCCGAAAATGAAGAAGGCGCAGTTGAAGCCACCTCTGCCGGAGGTGCTTTTGCTTCCTATTTAGATTTAGAAGCAACCGCTAAAACTGAATCCGATTTAATCATGAAATATAGGGAAATGATTGAACACCCCGAATGCGATATGGCTGTTGAAAATATTATTCAAGAAGCTATCATCACAAATCAAAATAGAAATCCAGTTGAATTAGATTTAACAAAAACGGATTTATCTAAAGGTCTAAAAAATAGAATTGATGAAGAGTTCGATATCATTTTAAAAATGCTCGATTTTAATAATCAAGCATATGATATTTTTAAAAGATGGTATATTGAAGGTAGGGTATATTATCATGTAATGATTGATCCTCAAGAACCTCAACAAGGAATAAAAGAGCTTAGATTAATAGACTCTCTTAAAATTAAAAAGGTTAGAGAAATAAAACCAGACCCTAAACATTCACCTAGTGTCTTTAAATTACCAAAATTTCATGAATATTATCTATTTAATGATAAGGGTTTATTGACCCCAAGCCAACTGGGCGTTAAAGTAGCACCAGATTCTATTATAATGGCTCATTCAGGAGTAATGACTAAAGATAAAAAATATGTTATTTCTCATTTGCATAAAGCCATTAAAGGTTTAAATCAATTAAGAATGTTGGAAGATGCAGTTGTAATTTATAGAATTGCAAGAGCACCGGAACGAAGGATTTTTTATATTGATGTAGGTAATTTGCCTAAAATGAAAGCCGAACAATATCTCAAAGATATTATGACTCGGTATAAAAATAAATTAGTTTATGATGCTGCTACAGGTGATATAAAAGATGATAGACGACATCAATCGATGTTAGAAGATTATTGGCTTCCTAGGAGAGAAGGAGGAAGAGGAACAGAAATAACTACTTTACCTGGTGGTCAAAATCTAGGTGAAATGGACGATGTTGATTATTTCAGAAGGAAATTATATCAATCATTAAATGTCCCCTTATCACGATTAGAAGCCGATACTCCCTTTGTATTAGGTAGAGCATCTGAAATTAGCAGAGACGAATTAAAATTTTCAAGATTTATTGATAGAATTAGAATAAGATTTTCACATTTATTTTATCAATGCCTAGAAAAACAATTAATTCTTAAAAATGTTATTCATACATCGGAATGGAATAAATTAAGAGAAACAATCAGATTTAATTATGCATTGGATAATCATTTTGCTGAACTAAAATCTCAAGAATTACAGACCGATAGATATAATATGATGAGGGATGTTGAAGAATTAGTAGGAACATATATATCTAAACAATACGTTAAAGATAACATATTAAGACATACACCAGATGAGCAACAGAAAATAGAAAAAGAAATAGAAAAAGAGGCTAAGGAAGCCGAGCAAGATGCTGCTGAAGTACCTCCGCAAATACCTGCCGATCCAGCAGCTGCTCCAGCAAATCAGATAAATGTACAGCCCGGACAACAAATGCCTCCTCCCGAACAACCGGCACAACCCGAAGAAGTTAAACCGGAAATGCTTACAGGTGGAAAATTATATAGCCTACCTAGAAGGAAAAGGGTTGGAAAATAGAGGTAGAGAAACTATAGCGGATATGATTGACGATATACTGTGTGGAAGAGAATACAAAGCTCGTGACAGAGCATTAGATGTTTTAAAAGATAAAACCTCGAGTCGTATAATGGAATTACAAAAAGATTTTAATTCTAATTTATTTGATAAAAATAAATCGGAATCATAACCGAAGAAATTGTATAAATAAACATAACAATTCAAGTTAGGATATTTAACAATGAGAATGATTAAAGCTTTAGGAGCATCAATACCGGCCGCGATACAAACCGGCGCAGGCGAAGATGTAGGCTCCGCGACTTGCGTTAGAGCATTTAATAATACAACTACTAATCATCTAGTCACGGTGGAAACTGGAGGTAGCGTTATAAAAGGTAGCTTTGTTTTAGCAGGTGGCGCAGATATTTATATTGAAAAAGACCCTACAGATTGGATTTTCGCGGCAAATGCCGGTGTATTATTAACCAAAGTTGCCCTCAGATAAGGAATTAAATGAAACTCATTTGCGAATTAATGGAAGACGTTGAAATGCTTGTAGAAAAGGACGCTTCTACAGATCAAAAAAGTTACTACATCAAAGGTGTATTTTTACAAGCAGAACAAAAAAATAGAAACGGACGAGTCTATCCATTAGAAACTATGCAAAACGAAGTAAATAGATATTCTAAACAATATATTGATACCAATAGAGCATTTGGAGAATTAGGACATCCGGATGGACCCACTATTAATCTTGAAAGAGTTTCACATATGGTTAAGGAACTCAAACAAGATGGTTCAAATTTTATTGGAAAAGCAAAGATTATGGAAACTCCATATGGTAAAATTGTCAAAAATTTAATTGATGAAGGTGCTAAATTAGGAGTAAGTTCCAGAGGAATGGGTTCATTAAAAACATTAGGTGGTTCCCAAATAGTACAAAATGATTTTCATCTTGCAACAGCCGGAGACATTGTCGCTGATCCTTCTGCGCCCATGGCTTTCGTAGAAGGCATCATGGAAGGTAGAGAATGGATTTGGAATAATGGTATTTTAAAAGAAGCAGATGTTCAAGAAATTAAAGACGATATAGTTAAAGAATTTATAAAAGTAAAACCGGATGAATCTGCCTTGGCTTCATCCTTTGAAAGGTTCATGTCAAGGCTTTAATGTTATAAATAATAACAGTAACAAATATTCTAAAGATATTCTAAAGGAGAATGCAAATGTCTGAACAAGAAACTGCCGAACAGCAGCAGACTCTTGCCAATAGTGTGAACGAACTAGAAACATTAGCTCAACAAGCATTAGAATTAGACGGCGAGGCAAGGGAAGAGCTCGTTGAACAGATTAAATCAAAATGCGAAGAAGAAGGGCTATCGGCCACTGAGACTGATGAATTGTTGGAAGAGATAGGTCTTGTTCAGGAAGCACGTAAGGTTCAAGAGGACAGTAAAAATCAACCCGGACCTGGTAAAGGTGGAAAAGACGGCGAAGGACCTAAAGGTGAAAAAGCACAAGATGTGTCACCACCTGCTGAAGTTAAAGGTTCTGGAACAGCTATGGGTAATCCCATTAAAGGAAAAGCTAAGATGGATGCCAAAGGCGAACCAATGGCTAAAGTAAAAGAAGAAGATGAAATGCCAAAAACCAAATCTGGTATGATGGCAGCTGTCTATGAAAGACTAGGCAAGCTGAAAAAAGATCAGATTGCAGCGCATTATGAGTCTATTCTTAGTTCTCTAACAATTCAAGAAGGTACAGACGAAGAAGATACTAAACCACTTGACGTTCAAGATGATATTGATGCGTTAACCGAAGGTGAAGATCTTTCTGATGCTTTTAAAGAAAAAGCAAGTACCATTTTCGAAGCAGCTGTTCAAGCTAAAGTTAATCAAGTTGTGATCGGGAAAGAACAAGAACTCGAAGAGCAAATGCAAGAACGATTATCTGAAGAACTTGACGCCTATATACAAGAAATTGTAGAAAAAGTTGATAATTATCTCAACTATGTTTCCGAAGAATGGGTAAAAGATAATCAATTAGCCATCGAAAAAGGAATTCGCTCAGAATTAACCGAAGGGTTCCTAGTTGGACTAAAAGATCTATTCACAGAACACTACATCACAATTCCAGATGAGAAGGTTGATGTAGTCGATGATCTATTCGATAAGGTTGAATCCTTAGAATCAGAACTGAATGAACAAGTTAGTAAAAATGTTGACATTCAGTCAGAACTTACAAAAGTTAAAAAAGAAAAAGTTTTATCGTCATTGACGAAAGACTTAACTGAGACCCAGAAAGAAAAAGTGGCGGAATTAGCTGAAAATGTTGAAGCTGACGATGCAGAGGACTACGAACAAAAAGTCGAAGTTCTTAAAGAAAATTACTTTCCTTCAGAAGATAAGAAGGTTGCTCTGGTCGAAGATATGGAATCATCAAATAATGACGAAGAAAGCGAAAAAGAAGCCGTACCTGCTGGTATGGAACACTATATGTCAGCTATTTCGAGACATGTTAGATAATATTTTTTTTAAATTTAAATTTACTAAAATACATACAGGAGAATAACAATGTATTTGTCTGAAACCTTACAAGAAAAATGGGGTCCCGTACTCGACCATCCTGATCTTCCTCCTATTAAAGATTCTTATAGGAAAGCAGTAACAGCTGTTTTGTTAGAGAATGAGGAAAAATCAATTATGGAAGAAGGCGGATCTACTATTTTATTTGAGGACGCTCCTGGGAACGCAGTTGGTGCCGGAATGGGTACTACAGCTGGAAATATTAAGGGTTATGACCCTGTACTTATTTCCTTGGTTCGCAGAAGTATGCCTCTCTTAATCGCATACGATGTTTGCGGTGTTCAACCTATGACAGGTCCGACTGGCTTAATTTTCGCCATGAAGTCCCGTTATGCAAGTCAAACTGGTTCAGAAGCACTTTTCAGTGAAGCTGATTCTGGTATTTCTGGTGGTGACGCTGCAGCTACATCCGCACATACCGCTAATGGTAACCCAGCGGCTGCCGCTTCAAGTTCAACTGCATATCTACCTGGTCGTGGAATGACTACGGCACTTGGTGAAGCACTTGGCGATTCGGCTGCAAATGCTTTTGCTGAAATGGCCTTCTCAATCGACAAGGTAACTGTTACAGCGAAAACACGCGCACTCAAAGGTGAGTACACAATGGAACTCGCCCAAGACCTGAAAGCAATTCATGGTCTTGATGCTGAAACTGAACTTTCAAATATTTTGAGTTCAGAAATTTTAGCAGAGATTAACCGCGAAGTTATCCGAACAATTTATGGTAACGCCAAAACTGGTGCCCAAAACAACGTAGCCACAGCCGGTACATTCGATATGGATGTTGATTCAAATGGTCGTTGGATGGTTGAAAAATTCAAGGGACTGATGTTCCAGATTGAGCGCGAAGCTAATGCTATCGGGCACGACACACGTAGAGGAAAAGGTAATATCCTTATGACTTCTTCGGATGTTGCTTCCGCATTGCAAATGGCTGGTGTACTTGATTACACACCTGCTCTTTCCGGTAACGATGCCTTGAATGTTGATGATACACAATCAACTTTTGCTGGTACTCTTAACGGTCGTTATAAAGTATATGTTGATCCATATGCAACAATCCAAGATACAAATTGGTTTGTACTAGGATACAAAGGTTCTAGCGCATATGATGCAGGACTTTTCTACTGCCCATACGTTCCACTACAAATGGTACGTGCGGTTGGTGAGAACAACTTTCAGCCAAAGATTGGATTTAAGACACGTTATGGAATGGTGTCTAATCCTTTCTCTACTGGAACTGCTGCTTCTAGTGATGGATCACTCACTTATAATACTAATGTTTATTACAGACGATGTCTTGTTACAAACTTGATGTAATCTTGTATTAAATTAAGTGATATAAATAAGGGTAAGGGGTCTTAGATTCTTTACCCTTTTTTTATGCTCACGAGGTATCAATGGCACAAGCATCTACCGGAGTACGCGGTACAGATAATATAAATTACCTTTCACCTACTGGCTTTAGATTTCTTTGCTCTGCTATGCCAGAAACTCAATTTTACTGTCAAACAGCTAATTTACCCGGCGTTTCAATATCAGAAATACCTATCCCCACACCTCATAAACAACATTTTGTAGCTGGCGATAATGTGACATTTGATGAATTTTCAATAACAATAATTGTTGATGAATATCTAAGAAATTGGGAAGAAATTCAAACATGGATAATTGGTTTAGGAAAACCTTTTGGATTTAAAGAGTATGCAAAAAGAAAAGAACTCGGAGTCGATACAACTGGATCTTTATTCATTCTTACTGGTTCAAAAAATCCCTCATTAAGATTCGATTTTTATAATTTATGGCCTAAATCTTTGGGAGCAGTTCAATTTGATATAATGGCTGCCGATATAACATATTCTACAGCTGATATAGTTTTTCAATATAATTATTATACAATGACAAGGCTAAACGAACCTACATAAAACATTATGAAATTAAGTGATATTCAAACAATATGGCAAAAAGATTGTCAGATTGACGATACCAAATTAGATATAGAATTATTAAAACTCCCCAATCTTCATAGTAAATACTTAGGGATTTATAACGATGAGTCTCTTTCTCAAAAGAAGTTATTTTTTGAAAATAAGAAACTTCTAAAGTATAAAACTATTTGGTATGCTGGAAAAATGAGTGAAGAAGAATTAGAAGAGCATGGCTGGGAACAATTTAAAATTAAATTAATCAAAGGATATGAACCTAAAATAGAAACATATCTTCAGGGAGATGATGATTTAATTGAAGCAAATCAAAAACTGGAATATCAAAAGATAAAAGTAGAGTTTTTAGAATCGATTATCAAATCCCTAAATACTAGAGGATATAACATTAAATCGGCTATTGACTTTTTACGATTTACAATGGGACAATGATATTAAAAAAAATAGATGATGTTCATTTATTAGTGGAATGTGAAAGAGGTCAAGCCGCAGAATTAAATGATTATTTTACGTTTGAAGTTCCAAATGCTAGATTCACATCGTCCTACAAAAATGGATTTTGGGACGGTAAAATTAGACTATTTGATATAAGAACAAGGAGATTATATTATGGGCTTGCTGAATATGTTAAAAAATTCTGTGAAACCGGAGACTATGAGTTACAAGTTGATAAAAGTTTTACGTTCGGTAATAATAATTTCACTGATACTGATTGCTCTCGGTTATATGGACACTACGCTTTAAATCTAGAACCTAGAGATTATCAATTAAGAGCTGTAACACATTGTATTCAAAATGATAGGTGTTTACTCTTGTCTCCAACAGCCTCTGGTAAATCTCTCATAATATATTTACTTTTAAGATATTATAATACAAGGAGTCTTATAGTGGTACCAACTGTATCATTAACACAACAAATGTATACAGATTTTCAAGAATATAGTAATGACTGGAACGTGGAAAAAAATTGTCATATTATAAGTGCTGGTAAAGAAAAAGAAACTGATAAGCCAGTAGTTATATCAACTTGGCAATCAATATATGGTATGCCTAAAAGTTATTTCGAAAGATTCGAGTTCATGGTGGGCGACGAAGCACATCTATTTAAAGCCAAATCTTTAACTTCTGTAATGAGTAAGTTAAAAAAATGTAGATACAAATTTGGCACAACGGGAACATTAGATGATACTCAAACTCACAGGTTAATTCTTGAGGGATTATTCGGTCCAATTTTTAGTGTAACCCAAACAAAAGATTTAATTGATGCAGGATATCTTTCACAATTTTCTATTAAAGCTCTCATATTAACTTATAGTAATGAAGCAAAAGCTGAGTGTAAAGGTTTTTCATATCAAGATGAAATGGACTATCTTGTTAGACATCCTAAAAGAAATAAATTTATTAGAAATTTAGCAATCGATTTAAAAGGGAACTCTTTGCTTTTATTTCAATTTGTTGAAAAACATGGCAAAATATTATATAATATAATAAAAGAAAAAGCAGAGGATAACAGGAAAGTATTTTTTATACATGGAGGAGTTGATGGATCAGACAGAGAAGAAATCAGAAAAATTACAGAAACAGAAACCGATGCGATTATTGTGGCTTCATTCGGAACTTTTTCTACTGGTATTAATATTAGGAATCTTCATAATATCATTTTTGCCAGTCCTTCTAAGTCTAAAATAAGAAATTTACAATCAATAGGAAGAGGGTTGCGAAAAGGGGATAATAAAAAAGAAGCAGTATTATTTGATATAGCTGATGATTTATCTTATAAATCTTATACCAATTATACACTTAAACATTTTAAAGAAAGAATTTCCCAATATAATGAACAACAATTTAAATATAGTATGTTTCACATTAGGATGTAATTTTATATATTCTCCGGTGCCGACAACATATTTATTATAATATATTTTTTCAAAAAAATCAACTGTAAGTTAACAGTTGATATTATTACAGAAATAGGGTATAATATGGATAAAGAAACAGCAATAAAAGTTTTATTTGATGAGAATAGGATGCTCTTACCTACTAATAGGTGGGCAAAATATCATCAATTAGAACACGAATTATATCATCATAATAGTATAGATTCTGTATTTTTAAATGAACTTAATGTAGATCTATCTAAAATGGTTAGTTTAATAACTGATTATGGTTATGGCGATATTGTTTGTAATATGAATTATTGGTTGTGGTTAAATGAAATTAGACCTATAAGATTGAAAATTTTGTATGATGAAACCCATGTGACAAAAGGGTTCAATAATAAAGAATCCACTTTAGCCAAAATTGAATATATGGTTAAAGAATGGGATTCAGATATTGAATATAAATTTACTAAAATAAGAAGGTCTTTCGGAAATATTTTAAGAACTTATAAAAGTGCTTTGAAAGGTAAAAATCTTTTTGCTCATATAGATAGAACTCATAGAAATATGTGGTATAAGTATGTTCCAACTAATATGGAGCAATATGTGTTTTCACCGCTTTCAACACAAATGGAATGGTATCCAACTAAAACACAATGGAAGAGACCTAAAAAAGATTCTGTTTGTATATACAAATATTCTCCGCCGATTGGTTGGGATTTGATTTCACAAAATTCTTTTGAAAACATCGGTGATAAAATGATATCACGAGATGAAAAAGTTGTTACTACATATTGGAATGATTTGGAAAAGGCATTAAAGAAATCCAAACGTAGCATAGAGTATCTTGATTATACTATGACTCCTAAACAGCTCTTTACCGCAATTTCAAATTGTTCTTATCTAATATCATCGCGCGGTGGTTTTGCTTACTTAGCACAGCTTATAGGTACTCCTACAGTGATTGTATTTCCTCCGGCGGATATGATTCCAGAGAGAAATTATACTCCGCAAAGTGTTCAATTTCATCAAAAAACAATGAAGTTGTTTTATCCAACAGAAATAGCTACCGTTGATATTGAAGAGTTGTCTGCCCAAAATACTATGCAAAAAACAACATCTTATCATAAAAAGAAAGAATATCCAACTTTAGAATCAATGCAAAGGTTAAAACAAGATGCAACGAATTTTCAGGATGAAATTGTAAATGTATATAGAGAAGCACAAAAAAAAGATGCTGAAGCCCGACCACAGAACCAAGTTAAAGAGAAAGTAGATATTCTCATACCACCACCGGCTGAAGCAAAGAAACCGGTTAAAAAGGTAGCAAAGAAACCGGTTAAAAAGGTAGCAAAGAAACAACCGGTTAAAGCAGCAATTAGTAAAGCGCTTAAAAAGAAAACTAAGTCATCAAAAAAATAGGTAAGCCATGGCCAGAGCGAAGTCAATACATTATGTAGATAATAAAAAATTTCATGAAGAAATGGTTAGTTATAAAAATCATTGTGCTGAGGTAAAGGAAAAAAATCCAGAAGAACTAGTTCCAATTATTCCAGATTATATTGGATCATGCTTTATGAAAATTGCGGAAAGATTAAGTTTGAGACCAAACTTTGTTAATTATACTTTTAGAGATGAAATGATATCGGATGGAATAGAAAATTGTGTACAATCCGCTCACAATTTTAATCCAGAAAGATCTTCTAATCCATTTTCTTATTTTACCCAAATTATATATTTTGCATTTATTAGAAGAATACAAAAAGAAAAAAAGCAACTTTATATAAAATATAAAACCATTCACAATAATAGTATGTTATCTGATAGTATTGTGTTATCAGAACATGATCTGGATGATCATCACTTCAATGTTGAAGTTTTATCAGAAGAACAAAAAGCAAATATGTATAAATTTGTAGGAGATTTTGAAGCAGCAAAAGCTAGAAAATCAAAAAAATCCACAGCAAGTGCAGCCAATACATTGGTACCTTATATGGTGGAGGCTAAAACAACTCCATGAAAACAGCTGTACTTACGGATACCCATTTCGGTGCCAGGAATGATAACATAGCTTTTTCTAGTTATTTTACCAAATTTTACGAAAATATATTCTTTCCTTATCTTAAAGAACATAATATAAAAAAACTTATACACATGGGAGATGTATTTGATAGACGAAAGTTTGTTAATTATAAATCTCTGTATGATGCTAAACGTATGTTTTTTGATCCCATGGCAAAAAATGATATAGAATGTCATATGTTGGCTGGAAATCATGATACATTCTATAAAACTACCAATGAAGTAAATTCTCCTAACCTTTTATTAAAAGAATATTCTAACATTATAACTTATAGTAACCCATGTGAATTAACATATTGTGATTCAACATTTGTAATGATGCCTTGGTTATGTAAGGAAAATTATGAAGGAGCTGTTGAATTAATTAATAATACTAAATGTGATTTAATGTTTGGACATCTTGAAGTAAATGGTTTTGAAATGATTAGGGGACAATTTTGTGCTGAAGGATTAGATCGAAAGTTATTTGATAAATTTGATATGGTTTTTAGTGGCCATTTTCACCATAAGTCAGATAACGGTACTATATATTATCTCGGAAACCCTTATCAAACTAATTGGATGGATTATAAAGATCCGCGAGGATTTCATATGTTTGATTTTGAAACTAGAGAATTAATATTTATTGAAAATCCCTATGAAATGTTTCATAAGTATTTTTATAATGATTTAGAGTGGACCGTAGAAACAGTTCAAGGAGAAAATTTTGATAAATGGAAAAATTGTTATGTTAAAATAATTGTTGAAAATAAAACTAATCCATATCTATTTGATGTAGTATTAGATAAAATGTATAAATCTGGAGTAGGGGATATTACTGTTGTTGAATCTTTCGCCGAATTAGATGACGATGAAACATTCGTTGATGAAGCTCAAGATACTATGACTATTTTATCTTCGTATATAGAACAGATGGAAACGGTCGCAGATAAAAAAAGACTTGACATTTTAATGAGAAACCTATATAATGAATCTTTAACCTTAGAATAATATGAGTGACAACGCAAATTGGTTTTATGGTGAGCGCTTACCTGAAATAGCCAGAGAACATAATTGTTCATTGAAAGAAGCAGAGAGAATTTTTATGCAACAAGATCTGACCGATCTCAAAAATAAAGAAGATAAACAAGAATCTGTAGAAATAGATTTACCGGAAAAAGAATTATTTGATTTAATGTTAATGGCTCATGAAGAGGATATAACATTAAATCAATTAGTAAATAAAGCTCTTAAATATCAGCTAAAACAAGCCGAATATCAATTTGAAAATGGAGATAAGTTTAAACCTCAATTTTTAGCTGAGACTGAATGATCTTATTTAAAACTGTTCGCTACAAAAACTTTTTAAGTAGCGGCAACGTATTTACCCAGATAGACCTGGATAGATCTAAAACTACACTTATTATCGGAGATAATGGCGCGGGTAAAAGTACCATGCTTGATGCATTAACATTTGGTTTATTTGGTAAACCATTTCGTAATGTTAATAAACCCCAATTAGTAAATTCTGTCAACGAAAGAGAAGCAGTTGTTGAGGTAGAATTTTTAGTAGGTAAAAAACATATTTTAGTTCGCAGAGGAATTAAGCCAAATTTCTTTGAAATAGAAACAGATGGCACACAATTACAACAAAATGCTAATGTAAGAGATTTTCAAGAATTTTTAGAAAAAAATGTATTAAAGTTAAATTATAAATCATTTACTCAAATAGTAATTTTAGGAAATTCTTCATTTGTTCCTTTCATGCAATTGAGAGCGGCAGACAGAAGAGATATAATAGAGGATTTATTAGATATACAAATATTTTCTTCTATGAATAATATTCTTAAATCATATGCGATAGATAATAAAATAAAAATAGATGAAACCAAATTAGCTAGAGATTTACTTGAAAACAAAATAGATTTAAAAGAGAACTATATATCACAGTTAAAACGTAAAACCAAAACTCTTATTACAAAATATGAAAAAGATATTAAAAAATCCTTAGATGAAAAAGATTCTCGCATAAAACAAATTGATGAAATTAATAAATCAGTAGAAGAATTTTTAAATGAAGTATCTGATGATAAACAAGTAAATGATAAGCATGATAAACTTACAGAATATCAACGCTCCATTCTCAGAAATGTTGATTCCGAACAAAAGAATATCTCCTTCTTTGAGTCAAATGATGACTGTCCAACGTGTAAGCAGAATATCGACCACGCCTTCAAACACAAAGAAATTATACAAAAGCAAAAAAAGATTGAAGAATTTAAATCCGCAGTTGATAAAATCGATGGAGAACTCGATGAAACCAGAAATCGATTATCAGCAATACAATCAATTCAAGAAAACATACAAAATCATCAAACAACAATACAGTCAATTAATAATGGTATAAGTGTTATTGATCAATATGTTAAAAAACAACAAGAAAATATAAATCATTTAGAGCAAGATACTGGTGATATAAATGATGAAAGAAAGAAATTAAAAGAATATGGAAAAGAATTTAAAGAAATAGAAGTTCAAACGGAAGAACTAATTGAAGAAAAATTTATACATGAAACAGCTAGAAATATTTTAAAAGATGAGGGTATAAAGTCTAGAATTATAAAACAATATTTGCCGATCATGAATAAATTGATTAATAAATATTTAACACAAATGAACTTTTTCGTATCTTTTAATTTAGACGAAAACTTTAATGAAGAGATAAAGTCAAGATATAGAGATGATTTTACATATGATTCTTTTAGTGAGGGGGAGAAGATGCGTATTGATTTATCATTATTGTTTACATGGAGGACAGTTGCTAAATTAAAAAATTCAGTTAATACTAATTTATTAATATTAGATGAAGTATTTGATAGTTCCTTAGATGGTGACGGAACAGATGAATTTATGAAGATAGTCAATGAACAAGGAACTACTACAAATGTTTTTGTAATTTCTCATAAGGGAGATACCTTGTATGATAAATTCAGAGTTCATATGAAATTTGAAAAACGAAAAAACTTTAGTGTAATAATATGATTAAACCTTTATTACCAGAAGGTCATGAATTATTAGAACAGGAAACTATTCCATTTAGTTTCTGGAGCCCTCCAATTAATCCTATTGAATTCCGGGATGAATTAATAGAAAATATGAAATACTATGACGGAGTAGGGCTAGCCTCAAATCAGTTAGGCTATCGATATAGTGTTTTTGCTATGAATCACGAAGGAAATAGCATGGCAGTGTATAATCCACAAATTATTGAAGAGTCTGAAGAAAATGTTTGGGAGAATGAAGGATGTTTGACATATCCTGGATTATATATTAAAATAAGTAGACCTAAAAGTTTATCGGCCTCTTGGGAAGACGCTGAAGGTAAAAACTTTTCAGGTTATTTTTCTGATTTATCTGCTCGTATCTTTTTACATGAAATGGATCATATAAAAGGAAAAATTTTTTATGAAGGGGCTAGCCAAATTCATATACAAAATGCGAGGAGAAAACGAAGAAATTTTCTTAAAAAAATAAAAACATCGAGTCCAACACTATGGCAAAGTCATTTAAACAACAAAAAACAAGAGAGAGTTTAAGTAAGGACATTTTAAAAAATATGTCGAAAAAAGAACGCCGTCGAAATAAAGACTGGGCTAATAATTACATCGATGAAGAATTCGATGAGACTGAAGAAGAAGAGGAGGAGGAAGAATATGAATAAAGAGCCAAGAATATACAAATATAATAGCACAAAGGAATATGTAGACAAATTTCCATGTGCGTATAGACAATATAAAGCTGATAGTCATTGTAATGTTATTCATGGTTATAGTTTTACTATGAGATTCTTTTTTGGTACAGATCATTTGGATGTTAGAAATTGGGTTGCAGATTATGGTGGATTGGGGGAGCTCAAAAGTTTCTTAGATGAGCAATTCGATCATACATTATTGGTAGCGGAAGATGATCCAGAAATAGATCTTTATAAACAGTTACAGGAACGTGGTATTGCAAAACTTACTGTATTACCAAAACTTGGATGTGAAGGTCTTTCTTCTATGTTATACAAATATATGAATGGAATATTCATTCCTGATATGTGGGGAAAGGGCGAAGCAGAAAGACTTTGGTGTTATAGAGTAGAAGTACGTGAAACAGAAAGCAACATGGCTTGGCGTGAAGGTCACAGAGAATGGGGTGAAGACTTATTCGATGTAGATGAATAATGATTACAGTTTATAAAGATGGAACAGGAATACCTGAAGTAATACAAGAATTACAAGAACAAGCAAGAGATATGAAAAAACTTAGACATTCTGAAATGTTTTATAGCATTCAGGGCGAAGGAAGGTTTGTAGGAACACCAAGTGTATTTTTAAGATTATTCGGGTGTAATTTTGAGTGTCCTGGATTTGGACAACCCAGAGGACAATTAATTCCACGGGATGAAATGCCTTGGAAAAAACTTGATGTTAGTCAGTACAAGAGTATTGAAGAATTACCTGTAATGAAAATAGGATGTGATAGTTCTGCAAGCTGGGCAAAAGAATATATGCATCTATCAACATTTGAAGAGGCTGATATAATAGCTGAAAAACTAATAGATCTTTGTCCAGATAAAAAATGGTATTATGAAGATAATAAACAGGATATTCATTTGGTGATTACAGGCGGCGAACCAATGATGTGGCAGAAACAATTGCCAGATTTATTAGGTCATCCTTCATTTAGACATATTAAAAATATTACATTTGAAACAAATAGTACATTTGCTTTAACGGATGAATTTCTTAAATGGTTACATGAGTATAGTCTATTGGATCATCATATTACATGGTCATGTAGTCCAAAATTAAGTATAAGTGGTGAATTGGGTTTTAAAGCAATTAAACCTGAAAATTGGCATCAATATAAAGAAGTACAAAATTCACATTTGTATTTAAAATTTGTCGTTCAAGATGAACAGGATATTGAAGAAATTAAGCAAATAGAACTTAAATACACTCGGTGGGAAGATTATATAGATATTTATTTAATGCCAGTTGGTGGAACAGCTGAAATGTTAGAAAATACAAAATTTAATGTTGCTGAAATGGCAATGAAGCATGGTTTCAAATATTCGCCCAGATTACATGTAGATTTATTTGGAAATAAATGGGGCACATGATTTATGGAAATTTATGTTAGCGGCCCTGGTGTTACTATAGCGGCCAGAGGAATAGGTGTGGAACGCTATATGTATTGGTCCGGTCGTTCCGAGATGGAAGAAAACGGATCCGGAACGGGAAAAGATTTGTTTGATTATTCTTGGAATATATCAGATCGCAACAGAATGAACGTTCCAGATGATGCAACTTTTTTAGCAGATAAAGCATGGAATGATCCTGGAAATTGGGTTATAAATGCATGTGATTATGAATTAGCTGACATATGGATAGAAGATGACGGAGTAATTAATAGATATCGACCACATGATATCTCTCACGTAAAACATGTATTAGTAAAATTTAAGCCTCAATTACGCCCGGTAAGCGCTGCGCGAAAACAACTGGAGTACACCTTCAGCAGATTACATAAACAAGTGTCCCCTCCACTTAATCACCACACCCACCGTTATTTTTTTTATACAGGCTTTTCATCTGAAATAGGTAATTGGCAACATAAACAATATAATAGCTCAATACCTCTTGAAAAGTTTAGGTTACAAATAATGGAAGTCTCAAGCAGAAATTGGATTGTAGGTCTGGAAACAACACAAGAATATAGTCATGCTATGTCCGAAGAAATGTGTGTAAATAGACTTCCTGTTAGAAATCATATATTATTAGAAGACTGGATGAAGGCAACCAACCTGCCTTTAGACTATGATATGTTTACAGGTAACCATAAGAGAGATTGTTCTAATTTTAAAATTCATGATAAGTATTTTTGGGAGTAGTTATGAATTTATAATTTTCCTAAATAATGTATAAGGAGAATTATATGGCATCCATTGTAAATATATTTGCAGATCAAGGTTCTGATTATACTTTATCATTGACAGTTAAAAATGATAGCGGCGGCGCAACTGATTTAACAGGTTATACAGCTGAAGCTTATTTTCAAAAATGGACTGGTGCAAATAAAGTATATAAATTTACCACAACTATAACAAGCCCGACGACGGGCGCAGTGCAATTAAAATTATTGGGTTCTGTATCCGATGATATTCCTTCCGGACGTTATAATTACGATATTGTTATTCATAATTCCGAATTTGATATATCCAGACGCGTAATAGAGGGAGCATTAGTATTACGACCTACCGCAAGTCCAAAAGGCGCAACTTTATTAGAATCCGGCAATAAACTATTACTTGAAGGATAGAGATGACTCTACTGTACGATGACGGGCGACAAGGGGAAATCAATTTAATTGCTTCACATGATAGTATAATTCATTTAGGTAACATTGATTTTGAAAATTTAACGGTTAATCTGAAACCTAAAACGGTTGGAGCTGGTGAAAAAGCTGTCTCATTAGGTGAAACAACAGCACCTTTTGGTGATTTATATCTTCAAGGTAACACCCTTACAATATCAACCAGATCGATTTCAATAACAGAACTATCCGGAACTGAATATCTAGATTTTGGATCTAATGTTGTGATAGGATCAACTGTAATTTCAGGTACTAGATTACTAGCTTTTCAGGATCAATTAAAAACAACTGGGTTAACCGATGTTACCATATCTGGAGTTGAAGATGGAAATATTTTAAAATGGGATACATCAACAGCCCGGTGGACGGACGCGCAATTCGAACTTGATCCAGCTATCTTAAATATTTCTCAAAAAGGTATTGGGGAATTATATGATGTTGAACCCCAAGCCTATACAGAGGGGATGATGTTCCAATATAGTCCATCAGCGAATGCATGGAAAGGTATTGTTGCAAATGACCTTGACTTAGATCATATTCGAGCCGGTACTTTTTCAGTTAATACTGGGACTGCGTCAGATAACCCAACAGGCACGGTAAGATATACTTCTACACGAACAATTCAGGTTGTTGCTGGCACGGTTGTAGTAGATACCTTTGATATAAATACATATAGAACTGCTAAGTACATTGTTACCTGTGAAGATTACACTTTGGACAATAAAGCTTATTGGATGGGACAAGTATTATTTGTTCATGACGGAACAAATACAGGAATGACTCTATATGGAGAAGTGGAAATAGGTTCAATTACAATGATGCCCACACTTGCGTCAGATATAACAGGCTCTAATGCTCGGTTAAAAGTTACTACTTCTTCGGATCAACAAGTAGTTACTGTTCATCGAACAGTGTTTGATAATTATCTATAAAACATCTGAGGAATTTAATTAATGCAACAGCAAGCAACTGTATCGCTAGGTATAATTGATTTAGAAAATTTAACTGTCAACTTAAAACCTAAAGCTCCAGAACCCGGTTCAAATCCTGTCGGATTGGGTACTACAGAAGCCCCGTTTGGAGATTTATTTCTTCAAGGTAATACTCTTACATTATCTACCAAATCGATTGGAATATCAGAACAAGATGGTGTCGAATATCTAGATTTTGGATCTAATGTTGTGATAGGGTCAACCACTATCACCGGAGAAAGATTACTAGCTTTTGGAGATCAATTAAAAATATCTTCATTAACTGATGTTACTATCGAGGGAATTGCAAACGGAGATATCTTAAACTGGGATAAAGTTTCATCAAAGTGGGTTGCTGGGCCCGGAACTACTCCGGAAAACTTAGATATTTCTCAAAAAAATATTGGGGAATTAGAAGACGTCGCACAATCAATGTATGCAGATGGAATGATGTGGCAATATAATACTGCATTGAGTGCTTGGAAAGCTGTTAATACAAATCTTCTTGAATTTGAAGATTTTCAGGTTAAGGGTACTTTTACAGTTGATTCCGACTTGATGTTTTCTACTTCACGAACAGTTGTCGTTTCGGCAGGAGAAGTTGTTGCAGATACTTTTAATATAAATACATTCAGGTCGGCTAAGTATATTGTTACCTGTGAAGATTACACTGTGGGCACGACGGCATATTGGACCGGTGAGATAGCATTAGTTCACGATGGAACAGATACAGAACATATAATTTATGGAGAAGTGGAGTTAGGTGCGATTACAATAATGCCCGGAATCGCGACAGATATATTAGGGACAGATGTTCAGTTAAAAGTTACTACTTCTTCAGATCAACAAGTAGTTACTGTTCATCGAACAGTGTGTACCAGTTACTAGGCACCTTAACCTTTAGTAGAACATTTAAGGAAGATCAACAATGGCAATGAAACAGTTTAGAGTAAGAAGTGGTTTCAAATCAGACAATAATGTAACACTTAATAATACTCCAACCAATGGCGTAGCAGCAACTAATGGTAAAATTTTAGAATTAGATGATAATTCTAATGTTCATTCTCATACATTCGCAGAAGTAAAAACAGAAATAGACGCAGGTGAATTAGAATCTGTATTAGCTGGCAATGGTATTACCGTTAGTGCAAAGCAAGGAGGGGGAATTGGAACTGATACTCAAACGGTTACACTGGGCACACCATCTACAATAACCTCCTCTACCACAGATTCCGTAACAACAACCTCTCATACGCACGCTATTACCGGATCTTCTGATACTAGCGGAGCGATCCAAGAGTACATATTAGCAGCAAATACAACCGGCGGAGTTAAAGTAGAGGAATTCGCAGCTGCCGGAGATGCAACATTTTCAGCTAATGTAACTATTGATGGAAGTTTATTTGTTGATGGAGCACTCACCTATGTTAATGCAACGAATTTAAGTGTTAGTGATCCTTTAATTACTTTATCCGCAAACGGTGATTCAGTCGCTCCTACCCATGATCAAGGTCTTATGATCAACAGAGGTACTTCAGCGAACGTCGCTTTTATATGGGATGAATCAGAAGACGATTTTGCATTTATTACAACTACTGATGGTGGATTATCAACAGGAAGCCTAACTGTTACATCTTATGCTAATGTTAGTGCTCTGGAATTTTATTCACGTGGTACAGATGACTCATCAAGTGGAACTACTGGTTCCATTCGAACAGATGGTGGTATAGGAGTTGCTAAATCAGTTTTTGCTAATGTTGTACACGCTGATGGAACAACTAATGCTACATCTAATACAACAGGTCAATTACTATCATCCGGCGGTTTAGGAGTTGCGAAAGCTGCTGTTGTTGGTGGTGATTTAACTACTTGGAACGATACGTATCAAAAAGATATAACACGAACTTTAGTAACAGAAGCTACTATTGCAGATGCAGCTAATGCATGGTTATTTGAAGTTCCCATAGCGAGTTGGTCTGCTGGAGAAGTGGCTCTGAAATTAAAAGCTGGAGCTAATGAAACTGAATTTCGCAAGTATCTATTTTGTGAAAGTGGAAGCGGAACAGTAGAAAATAATCAATATGGTGGATTAGGTCATGATATTACTGCAACAATAACTTTTGATACAACCGACGGCTCAGGTTCTACATCAGGCGCAACTCATATAGGAATGAACGTTCTCAATGGAGACGGAGTTCAAATAGTAGCCAAAGTAGAAGCAACCTTTCATAGTGTATAAACGACATGTCATCAGTACCATTTAAAGCAATTGCCGGATTAGAAGTAGAGGGAGATTTAAAACTTGCAACTCTTCCAACCGGAACTCCAGCTAGCGCTGGAATGATTCTTTCATTATCTTCGACTGGTATCACGCACTATAGAACGTTTTCTGAGATGAAAACATCGACGGATTCCGGTCGATTAGATGGGGTCTTAGCTGGTTCCGGATTGACAGTATCTAGTTTGCAATCGGCTGGCGTAGGAACTGATACACAAACGATTACGTTAGGTACTCCGGATACATTAAGTGTTTCTACAACAGATGCAGCTACTACTACATCACATACACACGCGCTGACTTCTTCTAATGATACTAGTGGTGCAATTGCTCCCGTAATATTATCAGCAAATTCATCGGGTGGAGTTAAAGTAGAAGAATTAGATATAAACTCTGGGTCATTAAAATTAACAGATCACGTATCTGCGCCTGCAGTAACTGCGAATAAGTTATATGCCAATACTACTTCTTTGTTTTGGGAAAATAATGATGTTATGGTGGGAACCTCCGTGGCTAATCAACAGTTTGTTTCAGGAATCGCTATAGCAATGGCAATCGCACTAGGATAGTACTAGAAAAAGGGTAACAGTTATGGCAAGTAGTTTTAAGAATAGCTCAGTAAGAGCGATTGGAACATCAACTACAGCTGTCGGATCAGCTGTTTCCGCGGGAGTTGAAGTAACAATAATAGGTCTATCACTTGCAAATATAACCGCTTCTCAAGTCAAAGCAACTATTGCTATGAGTGATGGAACAAATGTAACGAATATAGTTAAAGACGTACCCATACCTGCTAATTCTAGCTTAATAGCAATTGGCGGTGATCAGAAAGTTGTTTTAATGGTAGGGGACAGAATCGTCGTAACATCAGATACCGCATCTAGTTTGGATGTATTAATGTCTTTCTTGGAGATTACATAAAATGGCATATTTAGGATCACCCTTTACGTTCGACTCCCGAATTCCGGATCCCGGCACAACAGATCAAGTTTTAAAAAGCGATGGCGCTGGAAATTGGACTACTGCAGATCCAGGCCATCTCAATTTACCATCAGGCGCTTTAGATGAAGTTTTAACATATGACGGAACAAATTGGGTTTCTGCAGTATCAGCAGGCGGAGGCGGTGGTTCAACAGAAGCCATTGCAACCGGAGCATTGGCTGATGGACAATCAGTTATTCTTAAATCAGATGGAACAGTTGAAATAGTCTCAAATCCTATTGGGTTTATAACAGCACCGCTCGCAGATGATGGTTCCAACACAAGAACCCAAGCCCACAACTCAACCAATGCTGCGCAATACCAGTCTGTTGATTTTGATCCGAATGATCCAAATAAATTTGTGATAATTTATAGAGACGTTTCACAATATGTAATGGCTGCTAGTGTAGGTACAATAAGTGGTTCAACTATATCAATGTCCGGACCATTTATTATGCCTTGGACGGCGCATGGCTACGCCCCGAAAGTAAAATATCATCCTTCCACCATGATTCCAGGGACGCCCCCGCAGAGCCCTTTAATCGCGGTAGGTCAGGCAGATGGAATGAATGGGATGAAGATAATTCTGATGTCTTATGGTGGGTCTGCTGGCCTGTACATCGTTGGATCCGGATCAACCGGCCAGACAATGTTGAGCGGTATGCCAATGGATTATTACGGGGCTTATACAATGTTTGATTGGGATACTGCGTATACAGGATCCGGTAACGCAACAAATCGGTTTCTTCTATCTTGGGAAGCCATGCACGATCCCATGATGGGCTCAGCAACCGAAACTTATCTAATCGCCGGAACATGCGCTGACAATGGTGGCTCAGTTGCCTTCGGAACCGTGGGCCAGGCAGATCATATGCTACAAACAAATAACGGCATTGGTGTCTATAATTCTTCTTGGGAAAGACCTATTGCATTCGATCCGAATACTGCAGGTAAGTTTGCATATGTGGGACCTGTTCACGCTACACAAGACCTACGCATGAGCATTGGTACTATATCAGGAACTACCATTACCCTCGGCACCGCAGTCAAACTCGACGCAAGTGGTGGAGGTGATCGGTATTCTCATTCTGAATTAATGTGGAATACCGCGGTCTCCGATCTTGTATTAATATCATGGTGCCGCGATAACATCAGTGATAAACCTGCAATTGCAATTGCAACTGTTTCAGGAACTACTCCAACAATAGCAGCCCCACTTGAGATACATACTGCTGGATATGGTGTTAAAACACCATGGCGGATAATGGAGTTTCTTGCAGACAAAATTTTCGCTGTAGGATATATAAATACAGGCACGTATGGCGCATTATTTCATCAAGCCTTTTCATGGACCGGTACAACCATATCTGCCCCTTACACCAGGACAGAAATTTCACATCCCACTAACCTCGTAACTGCTCAGTCCGAAAGCAATTTTGCAAAGACACCCCAAGCTGCCAGTACTGGAAGTAAAATACTTGCTTTCTATTACCAGGGTTTAAACCCTTCCGAAGATCCTGTGTTTACACAATCTACGTTTTATGGTTCAGCCGGAACCAATCTTACTGCAACTAATTTCTTAGGTATTTCCGATGGTGCATATGCAAACGGTGCGACAGCAACAGTTCAACTTCCCGGCGCAGTTGACGATGCACAATCAGGTTTAACAATAGGAACCAAATATTATTTACAAGGAGATGGAGTCTTATCTGCAACTGCGAATACACCAGAAGTTTTAGTGGGAACGGCAGTTGGCACAACGAGAATATTATTAGCTGATTCTGCCGTGTTAAAAGACATCACACTAGATAGAACTGCAGCAACCGCAGCTATAACAGCACATCAAGTTACTAGAGTAGCAGCAGAAGCAACAGTATTGGCGAGCGCCGCTGCCGACGCAACCACTAAAGCAAATGCGGCTCAATCAACCGCTCAAGCAGCAGGAGTCGCCGCAGCTTACGCCGTCGATACTTTACAAATTGTTGCATCTGGATCTTTGGCAAATGGAAATAAAGTTATTCTTCAGGCAGATGGAAAGGTTAAACTAGTTGCCAATAATCCGGCACCGCTGGATACTCCAACTACCGATACTCAATCGCAAACGATGGGTGGAAGGATGGATGAACCTACAGTGGCTCAAGGCAGTAGTCAAACAGATCAACCACAGCAGAAAGCGTTCATTTCTTGGGATCCACTTGACGAGAATAGATTCATCATAGGATATAAAGACGAAAACGCGCCAGTTGGAACAGGTTATCCAAGGGCCGTAGTAGGAACAATATCTGGTACAACTATAACATTAGGTACTCCAGTTGATATCACTACGGATAACGATAGTAGTCCTGTTGCTATACATTTTCATCCAGATGTAGCTGATTTGGTAGCAATTGCATACGGCGCCGACTATATGGGTACAAAAAGTCCAATACTTACATTTGGAATGATTGAAAACGCACCGACTGCGCGATTTGTGCCCAAATCTTCTCTTAATATGCATCTGGGTGCTTCATACGGCTCGAGTGTACCTCATTTCGAAAAAGGTAATTTCTGCTTTGATTGGGATCGCAATTCAAGTGGTAGTACCAGAGAATATGCTTGTGGCATGGATGTTTGGTTTGATTATTCCGGTGCAGTTAACTATCGAATGCCAGTTTTGAGAGCAGGTAAAGTTACTGTGGACGCTACTACTATAACTCCAGGTTCAGCAACATGGCCACGAGGGCTTTTCACTGCTGGTAATTATCAATGGGGCGGTGGACAAATTAAATCTTTACGATTTGATCCTAATACTCACAAGAAATTCTTTTGGATACATCATTACCCTTCAGGAGGAGGCGGAATAGGTCACGCTTTACGCATAGTTAATTTAGATTCAAATAATTATCCTAGTTTGGGTTCAGAAATACAGCTTACGGGACAAGGTGTAGATAATAGTGATGACGGGGCCTACTGTGAATGGAATCCTGCTATAGCAAACCAAATCGTATTTTCAGGTAAGACATATAATCCCGCTACAATGTGCGTAGGAACAGTAAGTGGAACTTCAGTATCTTGGGGAACTAGGTTTACCCCAACTGCCACAGACTGGGAGGCTTCCCATCCAGGGTACACCGCACCGTCACAACCATGGAATATTTTCTTTGCACTCGGCGCCGCTCAAGGTAGATTTTACGGCGTAACAACCGCTTTTTCCTCGTCAGCTGACCTCATATGCCAAGCCTTTAATATTACTGGTACTACTATAACGGAGGTTGGTTCCCCGGTAACAATTGCTGATCACGACTGGTTTGATAATACTCTAACTTATCCTTGGCACGCTGCGGCATCGGCTTCCGGAAGGAAATTTATGGTGAGCCATACTGAAACGACTGGAGATACTCAACTTACTACTGGTACAATCGGATCAGAAGGAGTAACAAATCTTACTGCAGATAATTTCTTAGGAATTTCCGATGGTGTATATGCTGATGGAGCAACAGCAACAATTCAACTTTCTGGAGCTACAGATGATGCACAATCAGGTTTAACAACCGGATCCACATATTATGTACAACCTGATGGAACTTTAACTACAACTGTTGGTTCACCTGTCGTTTACGCTGGTCAAGCACTTTCAGCAACAGAATTATTAATTGCTGCCACTCGTCCAGGCGTGGTAGGTTCGCAATTACCATTACCAGGAACAACAGGAAGACTTTTATCAAGTGACGGAACGAATTGGATTTCAGCAGTTGCTCCAGTGGAATTACCAACTCCAGGATTAGCCGGAAAAGTTTTAAAAAGTGATGGAACAAATTGGATTTCCGGAGATGAAGCGGAATTACCAACTCCAGGATTAGCCGGATACGTTTTAAAAAGTGATGGAACAAATTGGATTTCCAACGCTGAGACAGATCCCGGATTACCAGTAGCAGGAACAGCAGGAAAACTTCTAACAAGTGATGGAACAAATTGGACTTCTGCTGACGCAGTTCCGGGTTCCGGAAGATTTGAAGCTGTAGCTTCCGGTGCATTAGCTGATGGAGATAGAGTTATTCTTCGCTCAGATGGAAAAGTTGAACATGCCATTCCACAAGGAGCACTAGGAGTTAGTACTGATGCTCAGGGTACAGCTCTTCAAGGGGTCAATGGCGATATAAGGAATGATAGATGGGGATCAACTATAGACTTTGATCCGAATGACGATAATAAATTCGTAGTAGGATATTGGGATAGTTCCGGTGCAACTGGAACTTATTTGCAGATGGTAGTTGGTACACTAACAGGCACAACTATATCATGGGGTACTCCAGTAGATATTGAAACCGCTGCACCTCAAGGTGGTAGTATGATTTCTTTTAAATTTCATCCTACCCAAGCTAATTTGATAGGAGCTGTATACGGTACTGACGGAACCGGCGCTACACAAACCAACGGCGCACACTTTGGTGTTGCAACTGTAACAGGAACATCACTTAGCTGGTATCCTTTACTTGATTTTGAAGCAGGACAAGACTGTTCTGGAGGTGCCCAGAGTGGCACTCCTGATGCTACATTCTCATTCGATTGGGATTCACAGTTTACAGGAACAGGATTTAGATGCGCTTGGCAAAATGAATTTGCGGTTGGTGGAACAAGCGGAGAGAAACTCCATAATGCTGGATCAGCTATAATTTCACCTGTTGGAGCCGGACCACATACGTTGACGGCTAGCACAACAGCTTATCGTTTGGACAATCGAACATATACCGGTGGTGTTGTTAGAATTAGAAGTTGTCGATTTGATCCTTTTACGGAAGGCAAATTTTTTGCTACGTTTGCGAACCACAACGGTGGTGAACCTAGAATGGTTATTATTGAGCTTGCCTCGAACGCAACTACTATGACTAAAGGTTCCGCAATTCAGATTCATTTCGGAATCGGAAGCACAGAAGGATCAGAAAATGATCACTACATGGAATGGAATCCCAATAGACAAAATCAACTCTTATTTTCATTCAGGCGGAAAAATGCTAACTACACCGAAACACCGGAATTAGTATTAGGAACAGTAGCAGGAACCGGCGTGACTTTTGGTTCACTTTTTGTTTTGGATCCCGGACAAGGCTGGAATTATGGCGGTGCTTCTCCAGTGCAAATATTCTGGGACCCCAATGATGCTGACAAATTTTTCGGTGTATGGAGCCCTGCATCAGGCGCCTCTTATTACTCACAGACAATCAACGCACAAAGATTTTTACTTACAGGCTCGGGAACGACAATAACTGCTGACGGTACTCCGACGGAAATGACTCCAGGACCTGAGAATGGTCATAGCTGGGACAGTAATTTTGGTTACGAAAAATTTACTGCTGCAATGAATGTTTCTGGAACTAAATTAATGGTTAATCACATGTTTGACGGAGATGGCTCCAGCACTGGTGGTTATAGCGCCGGATCTGGAAAAACCAAATTTACTACTGGAACAATTAATATAGCCGGTACTCCGAATATTACTACAACTAATTACATAGGAATTTCTGACGGAGCATATGCAGATGCGGCTACAGCAACAATTCAAACTGGCGGTGCTATTGATGATGCCCAATCAGGTTTAACACCTGGTTCTGTATATTATTTACAATCAGATGCATCTGGAACTTTATCTACAACTGCAGATACACCTTCTGTTATCGCGGGAACTGCGCTTTCAGCAACAGAATTATTAATTGCTGACGGAGTAGGAACATCTGCTGGAGGAGGAGGCGGTAGTGGAGCGGTTGAGTCCTTATCATCATTAGTAGAAAAATATCCTACAGGTTCTACATACCCACTTCCTGCACAAACTATTGCTGTAGGCACAGATAAGCTATTACTTTCAGAAACATTCCTACAGACAGGTGAATTAACTGTTAATGGAGTCTTACGTTTAGGAAAACTTTTTGAAGAAGAAACTCCAACTGGAGTGACTCTTATTACGGGTGGTTTTAATGTAGTGGGTTCCGGTACACTAACAAATGCCCAACCTTTAGTTTCAAACTATGATGATAATTTCTTAGACAATAAAACTGGTGATCTTGATCTTGGAGTTAATATAACTAATCGAGCCACCGGCGTACTTGGTGCAGGAGTTGATTTATCTGCTACAACAGGCACATTAACTTCAAGTCATGTTATTGGGACTGATGTAACAGGTGTATTAGGATCGGGTATTACCGGTCAACCTACTATCGCCGGTACAAATTTTACAGGCACAATTAATACAGCTGTTCAGGATAATATTACAAGAGTAGGAGCAGTTGTTGCAGGATCAATTGAAAACACCGTTACAGGTGGCGGAGGATTGACCGATGGTTCAAGTTTAACATCATTAGATTCCATTTCAAAAGGTGCAATAGAATCCGGCGGAACATCAGCTCATGGTGTAAATCCAGTGTATCCGGCATATCTTTCGACCTCCACTACGGGCGCTGCGAAGGTCGCAGAGGACGCATCCGGTACACGTATTCCGATGGGATTAGGATGGGATTACTTAGGACTTGTACGCTATGAAGGAGGTTGGATGTATGGAACTAATGATTCTCCACATCTTTTAAAAGTTCCACTTTCTTATGGACTAGCGACCTCATCCAAGCACAGGTATTCTCAATACATGATAAAAATTCCAGGTATATCATGTTATGCACTCAATGATCGCCTTGGAATGCAGATGTGGATTCAACAAATGAACACGGCTTCATCTACAAGTCCTTTAAGCCCATCTATTGTTTTTAATGCTGCCGCGAAGGCCGGCGCCAAGCACGCTTATTGCGCCACAACGCTAAAAACCGATGGAACATCTACAATAATGAGTAGCCAAAATGGAGATATAGTTCCCGTACAAGCTTTCACTGCCGGCAGTGGTCAAGGCTCATCAGTTTTTGATCATTATAAGACCCAAATAACTATATTCATTGATAATGCTCAGGTTGGCGGAGGACGTTGTAGACAGCCGCCTAGATTTCATTGGATAGCTTGCAGCAACTATGGAGCAGATCCCTATTATAGTAGTCCTAATTATGTAACTGAAAATCTCTATGGACAATATACAACTGGAATGTGCACCCTCGCAACAACAGATGGTCAATATAATCATGGAGCAGATATGTGGAAACAAGCATATAATTATCAATTCGCCGCTATTGAGTTTAGAGGTCTTTCAGCGCCCAACAACAGCGGATCTGCTATACTGCAGCAAGGCCTTCAAACGCGGTTCAAACACGCACAATTTCCATTATCAGATATGACCGTACACGGTCCGGGCTACCAAAGCTTCGTCCACACGCACTCGAACCCCATGGGCGGCATGGGTGAAGATACGATAGGAGAAGGAGCATATCTTTATGGATTAAGGAATGGAATAGCAGAAAACACTAGTTCTACACAATATACACATTATGGAGTTGGTTACGGCTTTGATGGTGCATAAAATATTTAATAACAAGATCAATTAATAAAAAGAGCAATATGGCAAATAAGATACAAATGGGAACCGGCGATCCAGTTTTTTATGAAAATGACGAGCGCATGGATATTGCAGTTGCTAGAGCAGAGCGCAACAATCTATTAGCTGAAAGTGATAAATATATTGTTACGGATTATCCAACAGCTAAAAAAGCTGCATGGAAAACTTACAGACAAGCACTCAGGGATTTTTCATTTCCCGGTGCGGATGATGATGTGTTAGTTGACCCAGTTTGGCCTACTAAACCAGAATAATTTAAAAAGGAAAAAAATGGCAGATTTTATTATAAAACCAGCAGTAGGTGATAACCTAAAAATCCAAGATGCGGCAGGAGGAGCTGCCATTTCTGTGATGGCTGGAGCAGATACTACAATAAAATCCTCTTCAGGTCAAAATTTAGTTTTACAGGCGACAAGCGGTGACCTTATTTTCAATGATGATCAAGGTACTGAACAATTGAAGATATTGGCTACAACCGGAGCCACTACATTTGGATCTTATAATCCTACCGGAGGAATGAGAGGTAATTTACAAGTGGTACAAGGTTCCGGCACAGATATGACTGCTAGCACAGGAGTAAATAATATTACTTTTGGAGGCGGAATATTACAAGTGGTATTTACATCGAAATTTGCAAACTCTAAATATGCTATGCAGTTAGATACTGTTATCACTGGATCTGATTCAGCTTTTTTTAATTGGTCTGTAAACGGAACCGTGGTAGGATCTACCTCAACAGTTTTCTCCGGTATGTCAGTGACCGGTGGTCATGTCGCATTCACTAACAATGATGGTAATCAGACCGTAGCCGCTAGTCCAACAGTGGGAGCACTCACTTTACCAGTGTCTTCAAGTTTTACATATCAGTCTTCAATTGCGGCTCTTGCAACTGTTACTATAATAGGAATGGTAAGTGCTCCTACCGGAGATCTTACTTTAAAATCGACAGCTACAACTTTAACCGTAGAAGAAATAGGATAAGAGGTCGCTAAACCATGGCAGATTCAATTATAAAAGCAGGGACAGGTGATAACCTGAAAATACAGGATGAGGGCGGAACAAACATAATTAGTGTTCCTGCCTCTGGCGATACTATCATAAAGGCCAGACCTAATCAAAAATTAATATTTCAGCCTGCAACAGGTGGGGACATTTCTTTTAATGATGATCAAGGTGTAGAGCAGATAAAGATAGCAGCAACTACGGGAGCGACAACCACAGGCCCTGGTGTCGTACTTGACTTTGGTGGTTCGGGAATCCAAGAACATGCGATGGTTGGATCATCAACAAACATGACCAAATCGGGCGCGCCCAGTGCCACAGATCTAACTTTTGGAGAAACAAACGTTACAGATGGGCAGAACTGGCAGTTCACTGGTGGTTCAACTACTGCTACCTTCAACGAAGGATTCGCTGATGGAGGTTTATGGGACACTGTAATTACTGGTCAAACTGCGCTTAACACAGATGGCGGCGCCCTCATGGATACCAGAATTCATGTTGGATCGGAATTCGTTCCAAGCCAAGCCACTCCTCCTACTATTACTCCCGGAACATGGACTTTATCAACTTCCAGTACTTCAATAAGCCCTAGCTCAGGTAATCTACCGGCAGGAATTACAGTTGGAGCAACCATTACCCTTCCTCCTACTGTTGTATCCGGCAGTTCATATTATACTGGAATGGCCGGCCCTCCTAATGGAGGTTCAGTCTCAGTTAATGCCGGCTCGACTACCATTAACGCAGGTGGATTCACTTTCACCAACAACCCTCCATACGGACCTGTTGCAGTTGGAGCAACAATATCCGGATCGCAAGGTTGGATTGCCGGCGGAACAACAGCTATAGTCGTCAACGCCACTTCGATAATAATGAGCCAGCCTGCAGTGGGTAGTGGATATGGCCCATTGACATTTACAAATCCAGGATCGACAACGGATTATCTTTCGGGTGCGGGCGGCACGGCTACGATTACTGCACTTACTAGTTCGTCAGCAATGACGTTAAGTTCTACTCCGTTAGCTTCAGGTACTTCTTCTGCCTCAACCATTTCTGGCGGCTCGTATGGCCCAACTAATCTCACGGTTGTAAATATTCCCGGGTCCAGGATATCGTTAAATTTGTCCTCGGCGCTCCCTTGCTCAGGCGGAACCGCGATCCCTTCTTCTACATTTAACTACACGACTGCTTTTCCTCCAGCTATTTTGCCTGGAGCAGTACTGTCCACTTCCGGTGCCGGATGGTTGACTAATGGAACCGCAGTTGCAACAATTGTTGATGCTACCACAATAACCTTGACTCTGCCTGCACTGGGTTCTGGACAAGTCACTCCCGTAACATTTACACATGTGTTGGGCGGTCCATTAACGGTTACTTTTACAGCAAAAGCAGCTAATTCTAAATATTTACTACAGACGCGGACAGCGGTTATTTTGGGAGATGGAGATCAAATTGGATTACAATGGATCGTTAACGGTAGTTCAGATTTAGGTCATTCTGATCCCATCGCGATAGGAGGCGGAATGTCAGGCGGACATCCGCAATTTTACAATAATAAATGGATTCAACAAGGCGGCCCAGGCGGCCAGGCACAGACGATGTTAGCTTCACCGGTGGGAACGGATTGGATACTGCCTGTTTTTGCTTCCTTTTTATATACGTCCACAATCGCAAAGGGTGCTACTGTAACAGTAACAGCCAGAGTAAATGGAACAACGACAGCGGAGATACTGTCGCAGTCTTCAACATTAACAGTAAAAGAGATACAAACATGATTATTCAAATAAAACATGCACTAGCAGAACTTGGTGCAGAATACACTCATTATCTGGGTGAGGACATTAATAGTATTGTATGGAAAGAAGGTGCAACTGAAATAGCTGTTGATGTTATACAAGCTGAGATGGACAGGCAGCAGGCTATTGAGGATAAGACGGCTACCGACAACGCGTCATATCTTGCGCGCCTAGAAGGTGAACATGCTGAGTGGGTAGCTCTGCCAGAATGGACAAGGCTTCGGATGGCTTCATATCCAAAATGGGACACACAACTTGAAATGCTATATGATGATGAAATAAATGGTACTACAACATGGAAAGATGCTATTGCACTAGTTAAATCAGATATTCCAAAAGAATAACCTACATTAAGGATGTAGCTTAAATATTATTGTTATTATGTGTGGTTTTTTTGGTATAAGTGACAGATCCTTAATTGATACTGATTTCAGTGATATAGATGAAAGAGGAGAAATTAGTTTTTCTGCTATCTTTAACCCTTCATTTTTCCATCAAAGTATTCTTCCCGTCACCGGAACATTCCCGGGTCCTCAAGTATTTGATACAGGCGATTATTATTTTACATATGTGGGTGAAATATATAACGCGCCTACAAAGGGCTTCGCTAATGATACGGAATGGTTAGCAGAAAAAATAAGAAGACAGGATTATAATTTTGATGAAGTGAACGGACAATATGCAATTTCTGTTTATGACAAAAAAAATTTAACTATAACATTAATTAGAGATCCTATAGGGCAAGTACCTCTTTTCTATTATAATAAAAATTGTTTAATTTATAGTAATACTATAAAATCTATTGCCACAACTGTTAAAACAAAATTAGATAAAGACTTCCTCAAACGTTGGCACCAAACACGTCATTATATATTTGATAAAACTCATTATAGAGATATTAAGTTATTTCCCAAGGGTTTAATAATCACTTATAACATGCGCGGTAGAGCTCTTAAATCGCGCGTTATTAAACCGAAACATGTTTATGATGGCAATATATTACAATTGTTAAAAAACATGCAACGTTCATATTCGAGTCATCGAGTCAATTGTGGAATAGTTTCGGGTGGAGTAGATAGTTCTGTTATATCTGCTCTTTTTAAAGATAGTTTAGATCATTATGTAACGACAATTAATGAAGATAAATGTTGGGCTTCGGCGGATATTAAAAAATATGGATTTGAGCCTAGAGTGGAAGTTAAAAACGATGAAAAACAATGGTGTGAAGCAGCAATAGAATATATTCAAAAATCATATATGATTCCCTATACTTGGAGTTATGTTGGATATTACATAATGGGTAAAGCAATGAGCCCTCGTGTAAAAGTAATGTTGACGGGAGAGGGAGCAGATGAAATATTTGGGGGTTATGATTTATATAAAGATAATAAGCTTTCCAAATATTCTAGAGTAGCTGACGGAAAAAACCTAAATGCTAAATACAAACATCAAGTAGCAAAACAAATCTCTAAAGTTAATAATGTAACTCAAACAAATAAGTATTTGGATCAGAGATCCTTTCTCCCTTGTGCAGCTATTGGCGCAAATTTGGCATTAGGAATGAGCTGTATAGAGTCAAGAAATCCTTTTTTAGATCATACTATATTTTATAATGATGCTTTTGTAAATGATATAGGAAAAGAAAAATTAGTAGAAATATTTAAGAAAGAATTTAAGTTTGCCCCGCCTAAAAAACAAGGTTTTTCAGGATACATGAATGAACTCTACAATCACATTAATAATACAAATATAGCGAATGATTCAAAAGATATAAGTCTTTGGAAAGATGCGTGTTATCAAATAATGGAATCAGTATGATAGATTTTTGGGTTGGATATACGCCAGGACGCGAACAGGTTAATAGGAAATGTAGATTTTCTTTAGAAAAATTCGGAGTAAAAACTCATAGTGTTCCTCATTATTATGTTAAAAATACGAACAATCCTTTTGCCAGAACAAGATACTTAGTTCCGTTAATTGATTATAATGAAGATAATAAATGGGTAGCGTTTGTCGATGATGATTTTATATTTTTTAAAAATCCCTTGAGTTTAGCTAGAGATTTAGATGAAAATAAAATGGTATATTGTTGTAAGCATGAGAATTATGTTTCAAGAGGCGAAGTTAAAATGGGCGGACAATATAAAAATGTGAATTATCCTAGAAAGAATTGGTCAAGTTTTATGATATTTAATAAAGAAAAATATTCATTGACTTGCAAAGAAATATTTCATGCACCCATGAGTTATTTACATCAAATGGAGTGGGCAGAACCCGAAGAAAAATATATAGGATCAATTCCTTTAGAGTGGAATTGGTTAGTAAATGAACCAAATTATCCTGATAAGGAGGATATTGGCGCCGCTCATTTTACTTTAGGCGGTCCCTGGTATAAAACTAACGTTGATAAAGAGTATCTTAAATCAACATATGATAAACATTGGATAGAAATGGAAGAATATGATTTCAATAAAGATTGGTCATAAGGATTCAGACCAGCGAAATATTATAAAAGCTTTACAAAAATTAAAACAAGTGGTGTCACGTGAAGGTACTCTCAATGATGTGAAAAAACGAAGATATTTTGTTAAACCTTCTATGGCAAAAAGGTTAAAAAAGGAAGAAGCGGCTAGACAGCGAATAAAAGATTTTCGCAAAGACATTAAACAGGTCGAAAGACTGGAACAACAAATGTGGGGATAAACATTTGAATTACGAAGAAAAACTAAAACAAAATCCAAAATCTAAGAGAAAATTTAAGGATAGTCTTATGAGCTATGTAATGACTCAATTACCTATGGATCATGAAAAAACTATTGCTTTATTCGCAGAGAGAGCTCTTTTTGAAGCATATCAAAACGGCCAGCAAGATAAGCGTAGATAATGCTTGATTTTTTATAAATTTTATTATATAATATAGATTTAAAAGCGAATATATTATGGCTCCAATTCATGAATACACAATAGAAATTTTATATCATTTTACCTGTGGCTGTTGTCAAGAATGGTGGAGTTATACTCATACTCCTAGTAAATTAGAGATGGATTTAAGTCTCCCTGATAATGAAAAATTATGGTGCCCTCATTGTGGTCACTATCAAATAACAAAATTGAAAGAAGGATTTCCGATATGAATGAAGTGAATGATCATAGGATCGACCATGATGCAGCCTTATCTAAAGCGGTTTTTGACCATGAACTAAAGGTACTTAAATTAACTACCGGCGAAGAAGTGGTCTCAAAAATTAGAGATTTGGGAGATAAATATGAATTAATAGAATCCGTTCAATTTCGGTGGTCTATGGAATGGGATGTGGATTTGAGCCGCAACGTTGAAAGGTTATCACCCAATACATTTCCTACTAATGCTAATTTAGGCAGATATGAAATTGATAAAAAGTTTGTGATGATCGTTTCGAGTCCTAGGCCTGAAGCTCTTGGTGTATATCATTCATTTGTATCTGCTATATTAAATTATAATACCGGCCAAGTTAATTCAGATACTTAATTTCATAAATAGATTGAAAGGAAAATATGGCATATAGTGATAAAGTTTTAGATCATTTTGAGCACCCGAAGAATATAGGAAGCCTGGATAAAAATGATATCCATGTTGGTACCGGCCTAGTAGGAGCACCAGAATGCGGTGATGTAATGAAACTTCAAATTGAAGTTAGAGATAACAAAATTGTTGATGCCAAATTTAAAACATTTGGATGCGGCTCAGCTATAGCAGCATCGTCATTAGCTACAGAATGGGTTAAAAATAGAACTGTTGAAGAGGCTATGACTTTAAATAATGTAGAAATTGTTGATGAGTTATCTCTTCCACCAGTTAAAATTCATTGTTCTGTTCTCGCAGAAGATGCAATTAAAGCAGCGATAGCGGATTATAAACAGAAGCAGGCAACATGAAAAAATTTAAAGATCATATCGAAGAAGAACAATTTAGTCATCATATAGTTCAAGGTAGTACCGAAAAGGGTAAAATTACACATTCGGGCTCAGAGCGAGAAATGCAAAAGGCGATAAGGAACCCGAAACTGCCTGACGGACATGTTCATGTAAAAACAAGAAAGACTGATTTAAAGACAGGTGATAATTGGAAAAAACATATGCATGCGGAAGCTTCTATGGGAGGTCTACCAGATGATCCTTTAAAGAGAAAGAAGAAAAAAGAAGAAATTATGAAGACAGTTAGTCATCCAGGATACGATGCGGAATCAAAAAATGAAGAATTGAGTGAAGCTTTCTGGCAAATACAAATTCCTGGTATACCAAATCCTATTTTTATTGAAAGTTCTTCAAAAGCATCAATCAGAAAAGATTTACGAAGTCAATTAAAGCCAGATGTGTGGAAAGACGTCTCAATTGAAAGAATTACTAAACCTAATATGGTAAAAATGTATCGTCGACTAGCAAAAGAAGGGCCACCAAGTGAAGAAGAGACCGAAGAGGGGCTTCGCGAAGCTTTTGCGAAAGTTTTAGAAAAGAAAAAAGAGAAAGCAAATAACGAAGAGAAGAGAGAACCCAGAATCCGAATAGAAGGCATAGATGTTAAAAATGCGGATATGGGAGATGTAGTTAAAGATTTTCAAAGTTCTGATGCACCCCAATTTAAAGGGAAATCTAAAGAAAAAAAGAGAGAGATGGCAATCGCCGCTAAATTAAATGCATGATATCTTTCACAGAGATGGCAGCTAAAGTTGTATTAGATATAATGGCTGAACAAAGTGTTGATAGTAAAACATTTTGTAGAATAGGTGTAAAAGGTGGTGGATGTTCTGGATTTACTTATACTGTAGATTTTGATAGTAGAAAAACTAAATTCGATCTAGAATTTGAAAGCCATGGTCTCACTTGCGTGGTAGATAAAAAGAGTCATTTATATATTAAAGGAACAGAAATAGATTGGTCTAACGATTTAAATGATCGTGGACTTAAATTTAATAATCCATCAGCAAAAGGCGCATGCGGATGCAGAACATCATTTATGTACGAACATAAGGAACAAGAAGATGGATACAAACCAAGCTGGATGTGAACTTAAAATAACAGAAAAAGCAGCCATAGAATTTTCAAATATGTGCTTACATGAAGATAGAGATTTAGAAACATCTTATCTTAGAGTTGGTGCAAAAGAAGGTGGATGTTCAGGATGGAAGTATAGCTTAGATTATGAAAATACTGTAGGTTCAACTGATTTGATTTTTGAACAACACGGAGTAAATTTAGTTGTTAATAATGAGTTGCTAAATAATATAATGGGAGACGTTGAAGTTGATTATAAAATAGGAAATTTAGTCGAACAAGGTTTTATATTTAATCGTCTTAAATTTGGACAGACATGTGGCTGCGGAGAGAGTTTCACGCCACTTAAAGATATGAAAGATGGTAAAGAACAATTAGGATGGCAATGAGAGTAACTAACAGAGGAACTTCTCAACGGGGAACTGGAATTTTTAGAGCTCCAGATATTAAAACACCTGTATTAGTAAAACAAGAACATGATTTTTCCGTTGGTAATTCCGACGTGAGACATTTTACATGTATTGGATGTAAACTTCCTTTCACGCAAAATATGCCTTCTGGGTCAGCTAAACATCAAACCAAGTTGAAATGCCCCAATTGCTATACTGAACAGGTCGGATAAAAAATGTAATAATGTATTTCATGCACTTGATTGAGGGAAATCCTATATCCGAACAATATTTTGAAGAAGGCATAAAACATTTTAAAAAAGAATTTGATATTGATTTGGAAATGTTTCCCGCACGTTCGCCGGAATTACTTTCTCCTGAATTACGTTTTCAAGAATATAAAGTATCAACGCATGGACGTAAATTAAAACTCCCGATTCATAACACAGAAAAAGCATGTTTTTGTACTCATTTTGAATTATGGAAACGGTGTCTTAAATTAAATCGGTCTATTGCTTGTTTTGAACATGACGCACGTAAAAATCCAGAAATTGTGGACGACTATGATCTTAGATTAAAGTTTGAAAGATTTATAGATAAAGGTAAAGATTATAAAAGAGATAATGGTATTGCTATCTTGGGCATTCCACCCGCCACTTCATACATGATATCTCCGGAATTTGCAGAAGGTATTGTAAAAGCTACCTATAAGTATATGGAATTACAGGATGGTCTAAACATGCAAGCAGATACATTTTTATCGTATTATATAGAACTAAAAAACGGGAAAGAACCATTAAGAAGAAGATTATTCAAACAATCAAAAGAACATGGCCAAATTATATTCCACGGACCGAGGGATGGCTTAAAAAATACTAAATAAGATAGGATGGAAGTATGAAAAACTCTCTAATTTTAATGTTTGTGTTAATTCTATTTTTTGCGGGATATGTTAAAGGTGAAAATGAACCTTTGCCGCGAACACCGATGGGCTATCCAAAAATATTAAAAGAAGATAAATGGCCATCACAAAGTTTATATGATACAATAAATGCATGTTATCAAGGAACTATAAGATGGGTAGTATTGAGTCAACCATCTCTTGGAAATCAATTGCCGAGTATAGCAGCACAAAGACAAATGATAGAGCATTGCTTTTGTGTAGTGGATAAGATTAGAAAAGAAAATAATTTTAGAGAATACCTTAAAAAAGTTATCGATTCCAAATGGACCGGGAACACTTTTATGGTTAAAGCAGTAGAATGTGTCGGAGAGTATCAAACTCTTCCAAGTTTTTTTACAAATTTAGTAATACCATCAGATAATAAAACAATAGAAAAGGAAAAAGATAATAAAACAATAATTCCAGATGTTCCTCTGGATCCCCCCGAAGAGCCACAAGGCCAAAAATCGATAAAATCCGCGGAGGAGCCAGGGCTAATTTTTCAAGGATAGTACATGAAAAAATTCAAATCTTTGGGTTTGATGTGTTATACTTTGTTATTGTTAATATTTGGTTGGAGCACATCATTTGCTGACAACTCTTCAGAAATCCAAACGAACGAACCAGTTCTAGTAGAAGCTAGAAAAACATTAAAATACGAATCAATTCTTCAAAGGGCTAAAGAAGCTATAGTTATGCTTTCTACAAGTCCTAATGTTGATCCAGAAACGAATCCCAGATCAAATGGGTTATGTGCAGGAGTTGCCGTATCTGATTTAGGACATATACTTACAAATTTTCACTGCGTCTACCAACAAAATTATATTAAGTTAATTTATTATTCTGAAGATGATTATGAACTTCATGATGTAAATGTAATTGGATTAGATCCTCTTGCAGATTTGGCATTGCTTCAGGTTACATCAGATGTGAAACCAAAATCTTATATAAAATTTGCAGATGATGTAGAAAACATATTACCAGGAACTGAAGTTTTTGCATTCGGACATCCGATGGGTATGGCTTGGACTTTAACCAAAGGAATTATTTCAAGCAATGAAAGATATATGAGACATCCTTATATTAAATCATTGCAAACTGATGCAGCAATAAATAAAGGAAATTCAGGCGGCCCTCTTCTGAATATGAAAGGGGAAATCGTAGGAATTAATTCTATGATTATTTCTAAGATTACAGAAAACGCTGGGATTGGTATAGCAGTCAGAGGAGATGTTGTAAAAAAGTCTTTAGAATCTATGTTAGACAATGGTAGAGTTGATAGGCCGGCAATCGGCATAATGATTATGGGATTAATTAATCCTAAAACTAGAGACAAAATAATAAAAGATTATCCTAATGTTAAACCTGGTCATGTGCCGAATACTCTTGGTTTATGGGTAAGGCCGGGCAAAGTACCAGAAGAATTGAAAGCTAATGATACTATTATTGGTGTCAATGACGTGATGATTAATGATGGTTTAGGGTTTTCAGATCAATTAGGAAAATATAATATTGGAGAAAAGGTTACATTGACAATTATACGAAAGCGTGTTTTTCGCAAAGTAGAGGTAACATTAAAAGTATTTCCAGTAAATACAGCAGAATTATATCCACAAAAAAAACCAAATGCGTTGCCGAAACCAAAACCCTAGAAAGATTCACTTGGATAAATATAACATAACTTTGGGGTGAAATATGGAAACATTCAGAAAATCTTTAATTGCTGAGGCGGCATTTAATGTCAAATCCTTAGTCACTGTTGTTGATAAAATAAGAATCATTTTGGAAAGAAGAGTTAGTGATAAATTTTATCAATACGGCGGTGAAGGAGGATCACAGGAATTTAAAAAAACAAAAACCGGGCTTGGTGTAGGTATTTTATTTCTCATCGGCGATAGGGGTAAAGCCGTTAGATTAAATTGGGAAAAGAAGAACGCTAAACAAACCCAAATTACTTCTGTTGATTATTGGGAAAGTTGGAATACCGAATTTCCTTGGCCGACACGAACTATACACGGTCTTCAATATTTTAATATCGTTCATTTAGTGGATGCTATTGCAGATTTCATCAAAGCCCCAGCCGCACGTGAACTTAAAATTACAGTTTCAGAAGCGACAGGCACTTTAGATCTTGCTAGTGTAGCAAGAGCAGCTTATCATGAATTTGGAAGTTCAGAAGTTAAAGTATCAGAATTAAAAGATATAGCCCGAAAATTAGGTAGAAAAGTAAATCAATATCAATTATCAAAATTACCCAGAGGTAAACGTGGAACGGTTAATGTAACCATGTTATTGGATACCGAAGTAGGTGAAAATGAAACTGTTAGTGATGATCCCGCCCAGAAAAAAATAGAAGCCGCCGCCGATAAAGTTCCAGTGGATGTTTTATTTCAAGATTTATCTGATCTTGTTGATCTTGTTCTTAAAAATGCTCGCCCGGCTCTTTTGGTTACAGGAGGAGGTGGAACAGGAAAAACCTTCACAGTAAAAGAACGTATAAAAAAAGCAGGCCTTTCTAAAAATGATTATAAGATTAGTAAAGGTGCTACATCTGTATTTGGATTATATACTGAATTTTTTATGGCAAGAAAAGGCAAATTGATAGTTTTTGATGATAATGATGATATATTTAAAGATATGACATCTCAAAATCTTTTAAAAGCAGCATTAGATAGTTATGAAGAAAGAGAAATTTCATGGTCTTCAAAATCAACAGTCCCTATTGATCAATCTTTACCACGGGCTTCTATAGAACAAATTGAAGACGGTATTGAGGATGCTCTATACGCCGGAGGAGATGAAGAAGGCAAATTACCAAGATTACCAAATACTTTTGAATTTAAAGGTAGAGTTATTTTTGTATCGAATCTTCCAAAAGATAAAATACCCCAGCCAGTTTTATCCAGATCTTTAACAATTGATGTAACATTATCGCCCGGCGAAATGATGGAAAGGATGGAAGCAGTAATTCCTGTTATAGCTAAAGAAACTAAAGTTTCTGAAGGAGAAGCGGGAATGGTGTTAAATAAATTAAAAGAATTAGCAGCCGCAAAGAAAATATCACAACCAACGTTGAGAACTCTACCCGCTGCAATAAATATTATGAAATCAGGGATGCCTAGGTGGGAAACCTTATTAAAATATGCCGCGTGAGCATGAATTATGAAAGATTGGATAAGTAGAAAAATTCAAGAACTAAGAGGACCTGCAAAAATAATTCCTTTTCCTTTAAAAGATGAAAACATTGAACGCCTAAGGCTAGCTAATCTCGAAGAATTAGATGAAAACAGCGAAATAGAGGGAAGTGATGAACATATCGAGACATCCTGAAATAGAAATTCATACTGATCTCCTTGCTCAATCAAAACAATATCAAATTAGAATATTTAAAGAAACTGGTAATTTTGTAGTTGTAGATGTGGACGGTGATTTTGTAGTAGTAGATAGAGATGAGGCGGAATTTGTTTCATCCGCTTTATTAACCAATCTTATGGAACATAATGAAGTCTTGGTTTCTTGATGAAAAATTGGCAACGAGCTGTCTTAAAACTCTTGAAGGTATTGAGGATTGGAAAATTTTTGAGAGAAATAATAGTTTGATGTATGAATATTATGATTGGGAACAGCATGTAGATCTCAGAGAAGTATATAATCAACTCCATTCACAAAAAACAATTAAAAATTTAGAAGAAGAAACAAATCTGGAAGGATTGTTATTTGATCCTATGGGTGTAGGTGAAGGAATCTCTAAAATGACTAGAGGATGTAAACTCGATCCTCATATAGATTTTAATTGGAATGATAGGGTTAAATTAAATAGAGCATTAAGTTTAACAATTTATCTCGGAGATTGTAAAGGAGGTGAATTTCAAATCTGGGATGAGAAAAGAGAAAATGTTGTATGGAGACACGTTCCCAGTCATAATACAACTATATTATTTAAAAATAATGAAGTTGCACCTCATGGCGTTAAAGAAATAACAAGTGGAACTAGATATGCTATAAGAAAATTTTATTATCAAAGTAATAGCACTCCTATTGAAGATCCTCATCAATCTTTATATTATTATGACGGTGAAAAAGCTTATAACCCTCAAAAGAAGATGTCCTCAAATAGTTAATTATGATATATTTGTATGGTGATAGTTTTGTAGAAAATGAACGAGCAGAAAAATTAGGAATGCACGACCATGAACGTTGGTATCAAATGCTTTCTAAAAATCTAGATGAAGAACATGATAATCATGGAAAGTGTGGTGAAGGACCTGCTGAGACATTAGCAAAATTTCACCGGCATTATGAGCAAGAATGTTTTGGATTAAATCCTAAGTTCGTATTTGTATTATCTAGTACATATAGAATTCCTTGGACTTGGCTAGAAGGAACTACAGATAGTACAAAAAACCCTAGTGATAAAAGAAACCGGAAAGGTGGTATAGACTCATCTTCAGCATATCAAGATTGGATGGCTAAACGTGAAGGAAATCCGGAACTTGCTGAATATTATTATACACCAGAAGAGGAATTTAGTATAACATCTCTTTATGAAAGTATGTGGGATGAATTTGATCATCAAAACTTAAAGAATGTTACATATCTTCATGCACTATCTAAGTTGAACAATTGGCCAATGATAGTTTTTCGTGTATGGGGTATGACTCCCAATCCTTTTAGTAGAGTATACAAGGAAGAGCTATTTGATTTTACAATTCTTAACGATGATTTATTTCATTTTTATTCACTTCCCTTATTTGATCATTCAAAAAAAGAATGGTCAGATGAAATTATTCATCATGCTGGTATGATTAATCATTTTACACATCGTAATCATATAGTGCTAAGTAATATAATGACAAATCATTTTAATAAAACAGATTTGCCTACCAAGTTTCATGAACACTTTATTCGTGATGTAGAAGCCGGTGAAAATCGACATGATCCGGATCCAAATAAGTTAGTAGACTTTATATATGAATGAAATTTTATATTAACCCACCAACAGTTAATGATCCAGATCTAACACCCTTATTAAAAGTTGAAGGCCCTATAGAGGTCTATGATGTATGGGAGGTGTTCAGAGAAGATATTATCAAGTTTTTAGAAGACTTACCTAATGAAGTAACGTATTACACTGCTGATGGTAATCTGAAGAATGATAAACTTAAAATAGTTTATGATCCTTACTCCTTCCTAACAGAAATTAGCCAACGCAGTAGAGACATATATTATAATCGCCCAGTACTTCACGGTCCTATAAAATATAATTTTATTAGCTTATGCTCAGCCCCCAGAGAACACAAGTATGAATTATTAGATAAATTATATACTAATAAATATTTTATATATTCTAATAATCCTTATTCTAAAGTTAATGAAATAGAGTATAAATGGCATCCGGACACTCCATTAGAAGAATATAAAGGTAAAAATGGTTTTTCTAATCTTGATATAATAAAGCTTACGGAGATAGAATCCGATCATCGAGGATTTCAAGAATTAGTGCCCCTTGAATATTATCAATCTAATTGTGATTTGGTATTAGAATCAACCATTGATTCTCTTTTCATTACAGAAAAAACATGGAAACCTATAGTATTTCAAAAACCTTTCTTAGTTTGGGGTGGTCAAGGAATCCATGCTAAGTTAAAAGATCTTGGTTTTGAGTTATATGATGAATTATTTGATTATAGTTTTGACGGCGGAGTGTTTGATCCAAATTGGAGACGCCTAAACAGATTAAACGATTCAATAGAACCTTATATGCAAATGGAGCCCGATATATTTACGAAGAAGATTAAAACAGTTAAAGATAAAATAGTATTTAATTATAATCATTATTGTGAGTTATTTAATGTGGAACAAAGTAAAAGAATTTGAAGAAACAATTGCAGAATTTGGCGGCTCCAAATATGCAGTAGCTACAGACAGCTGTACTAATGCAATTTTTATAGCAGCATTATGGAATAAAAAAATTAAGCCATTTGAAACATATAATAACATAGCAGAATTACCTAAACAAACATATATAAGTGTACCCCAATCACTTCATCATGCCGGCTATAAATTAAAATTTATAGATTTCAAATGGAAGGGATATTATCCGATAGAATCACTGGATATTGTTGATTCTGCATGTAGATTTACCGAAAACATGTATTTTTCGGATACTTATTATTGTCTTAGTTTCCATCATAGAAAAACAATATCTACTGTTAGAGGTGGTATGATATTAACAGATAATAAAGATTTTGTTGACTGGGCAAGACCAATGATTTATATGGGCAGAAATAAAGATGTAAAGTATGTAGATGACAAGCTTATGGCATCTGGGTATAATATGTATATGACTCCAGAAACTGCAGAATTAGGATTATTTAATTTTAATGATCGCATTAATTTTGGTTTCGACGATAAAGATATAGCTGATAATAATCATTATAAAGATATTAGTAATTTAGATTGGTATGACGATTAAAAGAGTATGGATATTTGGTGATAGCTATGCTGATCCAAATTGGGGAAAAGAAAGATATGTGCATGAGACTTGGTATGAAACGTTAGCTAAACAACTCGAGTATAATAACTTCGCTAAGGCTGGTACTGGGCCTCATTATAGTATGAAAGAGTTTTATAGACGATATAAACAATTTGATAAAGAAGATTTAGTCATATGGATTTTATCTGGAGAAGAAAGAATTCAATATCATCTTCCCAAAGAGTATAGAACCTATGAACACAATGATATTATGTTAGTTCATGAATCTTATTGGGATTTTAAAAATCAAAAAATGAAATGCAATGATGTCTTTGATCCATCTTTTCATCAATCTCATAAAGATCATATGTCTTATACGATGAAGACATTTGAAAGAGAAGTAATAAACAGTAATAAAAAGAATGAATCATTTCTCTATACAATATCCAGAATACATAAATGTAAAATTTGTATATTCTTTTTAAACTATGATGATTCGTATATAAAAGATAGCCTTAATGATGGATTATTTTATATAAATCCTATGGCTTTACAAGATATATCTAGAAATGAATATAAAAATCCAGGCGAACCTTTTTATGAAGACAATAAAAGAAATAATCATTTGTCTGAAGAGAATCATAAAGTGATGTATAATATTATTAATAATTTTGTTCAAGGTATTCGAACGATACCAGAATTTAATTATAATCTGTTAGAAGAACCAGATCAACCAACAGACAGATTTATATATGATTGAAAGAGTAACAATATATGGTGATAGCTTTGCAGATCCTAGTTGGAGTGATCCCTCCAGGTGGCAAGAAATTACATGGTATGGATTATTGAGAAAGAGGTGGCCTGAAACTGTAAATTATGGTAAATCCGGTTCAGGGCCGATGTATTCATTTAAAAAATTTTATGAGAGTCTTCATAGTTATACTCATGAGGATTTAATTGTATTTGTTGTGTCAGGAGCTCCTAGAATATATTTTAACATTGAAGAAGCCGGCGGCGAAATACACCAATGGAATGGTAGGATAGTAAGAAATATTACGGATTCAGAATCATCGGACAAAGCAGGAGATGGTATCGAATTAGAATCTGAATATGATAAATGGATAAAAATAAATAAAGACAAGGCACGCTTTGCTGTAGATACATTCCGCGATGAAACTGTCTATGGTAATTGGAAATATGAATCATTATTATATACAGCTTCAAGAATACAAAAATGTAAAATATTCATATACCATTTAAGTATGGAAGAATCTTATATTAAAAATTCATTAAATGATGAATATTTTTACGTCCATGATGAAGGATTAGAGAGAGTTGTTTGGAATGAATATGTAGAAGAAGAAAGGTTAATTCATAAAATATCCGATGATCTTCATTTTAGAGTTAATCACCTTACAGATGTCAATCATGAGGTAATGTACAAACAAATAGCTGGGTTTGTAGACGGTAAGGAAATTCCTAAATTTTTAAAGAATGTGTATAAAGGCACATATAATAAAGACGAGTTTGTATATGATTGAGATAATCAAATATGACATAGAGAAATATAACTTTAGAAAATGGTTTGAAGACTGCTTAGGTCGACTTGAAGATATACATTTGAATCATGACATTAAACCAGTGACTTATAATACTGCAGGCGGAGTACATTTACCTGAAGAAGATACACAATATGGATTGATTGAAAAACTCTATAGAGTATTATTGCATGAGTCCTATGCGTTTAGATTTATGTGGTGGGAGTTTCAAAAAGATGTAGTGAAATCTTGGTTTGGTGAGAATACGGTAATACAACAATTACCATCAATTAAAATATTCCCATCAGGATATGATTGGAAATTTTATGAAGATACAACTCTAATAAACGATAGAGAAGCTAATATACATTATGAAATGGATTTTCCTTTTCATCACCCAGAGTTTGAAACTAATTTTATAATTCCTTTAACAGATATGGATGAGGATAACGGCATATTTGTAGATGATGTAATGCAAACACCTAAACATGGAGAAATGGTTGTGTTTGATCAAGTGTTGCATGGTGGCTACGTGCATAATAAATCTAAAAATACTAGAGTTTCTATGGACTTCAAAGCATGTGGTTGGAGTGAATATAATAATGAAAGTCTTTCTGATGTAAAAGTAAGAAAGAGAGGCAAATGGCAAACACAAAAAGAATTATTTAAAATTGGAAACTATTATACAATCCTGTAACGGATGGGACCCTCTTAAAGAGGTAATCGTTGGAGATGCTACCGGTGCTCGGATACCTTCGTTTGATTTATCCATGAAGAATTTCATGTATGCGAATTTGAGTGATAATAAAATTAAATCTCTAGTTGGATCGTATGATAAACAAGTTATAGAAGAGACCAATGAAGATTTAGGGTTGTTTTGTAAGGTTCTGACAAGTTTGGATATAAAAGTTCATAGACCAGATAAAACAAATCACAAAAGAAGAGTAATGTCTTCGGAATGGATAGCACAAGGATGGTATAATTATTGCCCGCGTGATATATTTTTAGTACTAAATGATTGTTTAATTGAAACTCCCAATGTAATGCGTAGTCGGTACTTTGAGATGCACGCCTATAGACGTATTTTGAATCAATGTTCCGGTAAATGGTTTTCAGCTCCTAGACCTCAATTATTAGATGCATCGTTTAATTTTGAAGACTTATCGAAACCAACATTAATGAATAAAGAAATTCTTTTTGACGCCGCAAATGTTGTAAGAATGGGCAAAGATTTATTATATCAGGTGAGTAATAGCGGTAATGAAAAAGGAGGCAAATGGCTTCAATCAATGTTTCCAGAATATAATGTACATCTAGCATATCAGTATTCAGGAGCACATTTTGACAGCACAGTAATACCGTTAAGACCAGGTCTCGTATTATTAAACGGACATAGATGTAGTGAAGATAATTATCCTGAAATATTTAAGAAATGGGATAAGATATTCTTTACAGATATAGTAGATCAGGGTATTAGAAGCAGCAGTGGTTCATCTGACGCTAGCATTGCTATTGCATCACCCGCAATAGGACTAAATATTTTAAGTATTAATGAAAAAGTAGTTATTGTAGAAGAAAGTCAAACGCCACTAATAAAAGAATTAAAAAAATATAATATTGATTCAATCCCCATGCGCCTAAGACATGCTAAAACATTAGGGGGTGGATTTCATTGTGTGACATTGGACTTACATAGAGAAGGTAAAAATGAACAATACGACTTCTAAGCGCATCGCGTTTGTTGAATTAACACATATATTTTCCAACCAGATTAAGTTGCCATACTCAACAGGTTGTATTTGGAGTTATTGCAGGACTGATAAAGAGATTACTGATAATTATTCTTTTGATGTTAATGACTGGGTGTATGTACTTGATGGCGATTTTGATTATTCAGCTACGGCTAGAAAGTTGGCCGAATGTGATATCATAGCTACTTCTTATTTTGTATGGAATGAGCACGCGAGTGATAGGTTATGTGCTGAAATAAAAAAGATAAACCCTAATTGTTTAATTATATACGGCGGGCTAAATTTACCACATCCCAACAGATGTAAAAAGTTCTTAAAAGATAAACCATTCATTGATGTGGCAGTACATAATGAAGGTGAGACAGGGTTTAAACACATCCTTAAAGCGCTATTACACGAGCAAGACCTCAGTATGGTCAAGGGTATTACAACATCGTTATTTCAAAATGGAGGAGACAGAGAGAGAATAAAAGACATCAAAACACTACCAAGCCCATATTTAGATGGGTTATTTGATGATCTCCTGGAAATTAAAGATTATCCATATGAATGGGAGGGCTTAGTAGAATTATCGCGTGGCTGTCCATATATGTGTACTTTTTGTGAGACAGGTGATAGGCACTGGACCAAAGTGCATAGACAAGACAATGATAAGTTAATAAAAGAGATTGATTGGATAGCTGATAAAAAGATAGAATACTTACACCTTATTGATAATAATTTTGGCATGTTCAAAGATCATAAGATTATATCTGATTTACTGATTGATACTAAAAAATCTACTGGATATCCGGATACACTTAATATAACATGGGCGAAGCATAAGAAGGCATGGCTATTTGATATAGCAGAAGACTTATGGAAGGTAGGCCTTAATAAAAGTGTTACAATCGCTCTACAATCGATGAATGATGATACATTAAAAGCGATTGAAAGATCTAATGAGAATACTAATCTAAAAGAGGTGATAGATTATTTAAAAAGTAGAGGAGTACCATGTTACATAGAAACTATTCTTGGACTACCAGAGGAATCACTACATAGCTTTAAAGAAGGTCTCTTTAGATTGATTGATGATATAGATTATCACAATTACATCGGCATATATATAATGGTGGCTCTTCCCCAAACCCCATTTGGGGATCCTGAATATTGCAGAAAATATAATGTACTAATAAAACAAACATCACCTGCATTTTTTCACCATGAACATCCTCCAGACCAATTATTAAAAGACACTAATTCTGTAGTAGTCGGTTCTAGTAATATGACGTTTGATGAATACTTAGATGCCTCTGGATGGAAGTGGTTTATGATATCTCTACATTTTTTAGGATGGCTTAGAATATTAGCATTAGAATTAAAGAATAATCATAATATATCAATGAGAGAGTTTTATAATGGATTATTCGAGTGGTTTAATGAAAACGATAAGTCATTACTATATAGAGAATATACAGTAACAATGAGACTATTAAAGAAGGTATTTGATAGAGAGATTCCATGGGGGCGTAAAGTTCCGGGAGCCTCTAATATATATTGGGAATATGAAGAAGCAACTGCTATACATATTGCTAAAGAAAAAGACCGTTTCTATGGAGAAATAGGAGATTATTTAAAAGATGAGTATGGGTTTAATCATTCAATAGTTGATACTCAGTATAATAAGATGAAAGACCCTTACGAAGTATATAATGGTAATTTGGAAAAGTGGGCTCGTGAATGTATGTGGTGGGGTAGGAGAACAGAGAGGTTTTTTGTATAGACAAAATATGCTGCATCTAGATAATTTAGTATTTGGCAGAGAATTATATCGTTCATGTTCAGATTATGACGATGATAGTATAACACCCTCAGTAAATATTGATGAAATTGATTATGAACAAACTCGTTTTGTAGATGTAAAGCTATTTGAAGGATGTTTTAGGAATCATGATTATGTTAATATATTAAAAAAATGTCTAACAGTTGATTTTGATAGATCTAATACATCTATAGAATGGAATATATACAGAGAATATAGAACTATACATGTAAATAATGGAGACTTTTATCATCTATTTGAGTCTGATGAATATCACGAATTTAAAGAGTTTTTAAATAATGTAAAAGATCTCTTAATAGATAGAATAATTTTAGAAGTGATTTCCGTTTATCCTCCCAGAGTTCCTGAAACTACTTCTGCTGATTTACAAATAAAGATTCCTGAATCTTTTATGGCTGATACCTTTCCAGAGTTTCCAATTATACAATTTGTTGTCAACGATGAAAACAAAATTAATAAAGAGATAATAAAGAAAACATTTATAAATCATCGATATGTGAGGCCTAGCATAAAAAGCTATATCATTGATTATGAAAAAGGATTATGATTATAAAAGTAGAGTCCACTATAGGAAAAACAGAGTATCCAGAATTAGAAATTATATCTAATCCAATTGATGAACCTATAGTTATTAAAGACGAGTGGGAAGCACAGGGCTATTATCCGTTGCATGGGCGAGAAGACGACAAATTATTACAGGTTATTCATGATTTTGCACATCCTGACAATAATGTGACGTTTTCCAATCACGATAGTTTATTACAACAAAATTATGATAGATGGTGTCAAATAGTTAAACCGGAATTTAAGATAAAAGTAAACCCAAATTGGAGGTTTATGATATCAAAGTATGTGAATACGATGAATTCCTTGTGGAGTGAGTATCAAGCACCTACCCATAAACGACTCTATAAGATTGTTACATTAGTTAATAATCCCAGAATATTTCGATTACTTACTCTAGGACGTTTAACAGGTAATTCTTGGTTTAAGTATTCTTACAGAGTCACCCCCACTCATTTATTAAACGATGAAGAAGCGATTGGAGAGAATTGGAAAAATACTACGGAAGCCTGGTTAGGTAAGAAATGGGACTGGCACGACGGCAATAGTATTGAAACATTAGATATGATATATCCTGCGGATTATCCGGCGCCATGTGATTTGAGTTTTAGAAATTTTAATGCACGAGAGAGAGTATTATTAACTGAAGAATGTCCTCGAGAAGCAATAGGCACTTCATGTCAACACGACATATTTCCTCCTAAAGAATGGTGGCAATCGTATATAGATTTAGTTCAAGAAAATAAAGTATGTGTAGCAAATTACCTATCAGATAAATCATGCAAGCCGCTATACTGGAAAAAGATATTCTTAACTATAGGAGGACCTAATTGGTATAGAGAGTTTGAAAGAATGGGATTTAAATTATATGATGAATTATTTGATTACAGTTTTGATTCTAACCCCTTATTTGAAGATAGATGGAAAAATATAATGAGACAATGTGATAAGATATTAGATATGGATAAAGAAGAAATAAAAAAAATTGAAAAGAGATTACAACCTAAATTGGAGTACAATGCAAAACGAATCAGGGAATTGGCTATACATTAGTCACGGCCGCGCATACGAATCAAAAGAAGAATTTTTAACACCACCGGACGTCCCAAAGCCGCCTGGATTTGATCATTGGAATTATTCTCTTGAAAGGTTAAAGGAGAAGACAGATAAAAATATAATGATATGGAATGCTAATGAATCAGGAGGATACCATCCGTTATTAGGTGATCAGTATGATAATGTATTAGAGATAATTCATAATTATTCTCATCCCGATAATAAAATATGGTATCTTAATGGCGATGCAAATGCGGAACATATCTATAATGATTGGTGTGAATTAGTTAAGCCTAAAATGAGAATTACTATGTATCCTCTAGTACCATCAAGTGCTAGAGATATCTGTGCCTCCAGATTACGAAAATTTTATGAGTTGTATCAACCTGTAGAAGATATGGGTATCCCTGTAAAATATCGGGTGATTAGCATGGTTAATCAACCGAAGATATCTAGAGTATTAACACTTAGAGAATTAGCAGGTATACCTGGATTCATATATTCATTCAACTGCACAGAAGTTAATAGCATAGGAAGAGACGGCTCCGAAACTGATGAGTTCTTTACATCATTCGTAGAAAGAATGCATCCTAAGAGCTCTTGGAAGTGGGTAAAGAATGGAGACGCTATAGAATTTAATAATAGAAGTGATGAGACAAAGTATGTTGATCTATCATGTGGATTTAATATGAGTAATGAAAGGTTTGATCAAACTAAACGAATCCATTTTAAAACGCCTTTTACACAAGGTTTTGAAGACGACACAGATGCATATCATGATTTCTTACCAGTGCAGGAGTGGTTAGAGTCGGAGATAGATTTAATTATTGAAACATATCATATAAGAGCATTTGGTTTGAGTGATAAGACATGTAAAGCATTGGTTCATTGTAAGCCATTTCTCGTTGTTGGGTGCACTGGATGGTATAAGATATTTGAACAATTAGGGTTTAAATTATATGATGAATTATTTGATTACAGTTTTGATGAAATAGAATCATTTAGATACAGGCATGAAGCAATCATGACTCAAATGAAAGACATTTTAAATATGGATAAAAGTGAATTTGATAAAAAAATACTAGATATTCAGGACAAAATATATTATAATAAAAAACAATTATTAGAGTGTAGAGAATATACCGATGTGTTTAAGATCACAAAGCAAATAGATAAAGAGAAAGGTATAACATGATTGAAGATATTAAATTAGATTATGATTTGAGTGTATTTTTAGATGCAGATTATAACCAACATCGTGGTAGTTGTATCAGCTATCAAACTGCAGAACAAAAAGATTTACATGAAATAGCAGGAGGTTTTCCTGAAACCTATACCGAAGATAATACAAGAATACAACAATTATGGTTTAATGATGGAGATGTAGATTATAAAGTATTGGGTGAACAATTAAAGATGGAGGTAATTACAGTTAGCACAATACTTCAGCCACCAGGTAATACTGTTACTCTACATAGAGATACATTTTTTAAATTTAAAAATGAATATCCAAATGATACTAGACCCAAAGTAAGAGCAAATATATATTTGCAAGATTGGGAACCAGGACACCTGATGCATTATCAAGATGAAAATCATGATTGGCAATCAAGCACCCATTGGAGTGCGGCTGAAGGATATCTATGGGATCCAAGCCATTTACATTTAAGTGGTAATTGTGGATTGAAAGACAAATATACTCTTCAAATATCTGGATTCTATCTATGAGATTCTATGTTCCTGGAGACAGAACATCTTTTATTTTAGGAATACGACAAAGTAATAACCATCAAGTAAATCAAGCACTATTAGATGAGTTATTAGATGATAATATGATATTTTTTGATGGAGAGACAGATAGGTTTAGTCCATTAAAAACATCAGATGATAGATATCAATATACTGATTATGTTTTATATAATCTTTTAACTTTAGATTTTAAAGGCAAAAACGTATATTATATTACAGGTGATTTTAATATACATTCTAACATAGAACGATTCGAAGTAGATAGTAATTTAAAGCCTATAATCTATCCCGAAGTATGTATACCACAGTTTTTAAGAAATACGCGAGATAGGAATCGTTCTTATGAATTAGATTTAGATTTAAAATATAATGTAGTATCATTAAATTGTACTCGAAAACCTCACAGAATAGATTTACTGAGAGCTTTACAGGGCGAGGAGAGGTTTATATATTCATACTATCCGTTTGAAGATGAAGATCAAATTAATTCGTTTTTTAAAGATGATGGTGAAGTAGAATTATTAAATGAATTAACAGAGTTAAACGAGACAGATAAAAATAAAAAACCTTTAAAGGAACGAACTCGAGAAGATTTATTAGAGGAATGGGAACTGAAACAGCAATCACGGGAAGAAAGCGTACCCTTAGAATATATTGAAAGTTGTATTGATCTCGTGACGGAAGCTTATTGTATCTCAGCTGGTACTGTATTAACAGAAAAAGCATATAAACCTATGTTATATAAGAAACCATTCATTATTTTAGGTCCAAGATATATCCATCAAGCTCTTAAGAATATGGGTTTTAAATTATATGATGAATTATTTGACTATTCATTCGATGAAAAACCTTACAAGGAAAGATTGAATTCAGTTATAACTCAAATAAAAGAAATCTTAAAAATACCTACGTCAGAATTAATAGATAAGTGTAAGAATCTTTCTGAGAAGAGGGAATATAATTATAAGGCTTTAGACAAATTACAACACATAGATATGGTTGATATGTTTCGCGAAGAAGGCTTAACTAAAAGCGACACCGAGGTTTTAGAAATATTTAATAAAGATCAGGATAAGTATGTATTTAATATACGGTGATAGTTATTGTGATTATAATGAAGAACCAGACTATAACTGGGATTTTGATAACGGCGATCTGTGCTGGCAAAATCAATTAAAAAAACATGAAGCCATTGATGTTAATTCAAATGGCGGTCGAAGTACATATGAGTCATTGCGCATATTACAAGAAAAATTACCAAGGCAGGGTTATTTACGGGGTGATAAAGTTATATTTCTATTAACAGATAGAACCCGGATACCTTTTCCTTTTCTTGACAAACCAACACATGCTGGAGCCGCAGACGATATGTATAGGGCATATAAATCTGGAGAAAATATAGATGATTTTTGTAGAAAGGGTGAAGCTGGCGAGGGCTATGAAATTGGAGGTAGTGTCTATAATAATATGGAAAAAGTTATAGGCGCATATGATACCTTTAAACCTGAGATTAAAATGTGGGCGTTTTATACATGTTTGTTTTTAAAACATCTCAATATGAAAACGTTAGTATTAACAACGGAAAAGAATGTATTTAAAGACGTGCCGTATGATTGGTCGACTCTTAATGACTCAAACTTTAAAATCGTAGATACCCAATTACGTGAAGTATGCGGTAATGAATTTCATGATGGAATTATTCGCAGTGAAATTGAAAGTAAACGTAAGAATCATTTATCATATCCAAATCATATAGTTTTGTATAATATTATTTCTAATTTCTTTTATAATACAAAATTCTCAGAAGAGTTTCATGAAGATCTATATCATATAAAAGATGGAGAAGAAATATCGGAGTTTATATATGAGTAGCTCTGACGAAATGAACAATAGAGAGAAGATGCGAAAAGATTTGAGACATGCTATGGAAACTCAATTTCGTTATAAGTTTTATAATTCAACAGAGTTTCCATTTCTTCAAAGCATGGGCATAAGACATATTTTACAAGGATTTGAAGCTCCACCGGAAATAGGATTTATTGGAATGTTACATCTTTGGTGGACACCTGAAGAATCTGGAATTGTATATACAAACCCTAGAACAATTGTAGCTAAAGGAACGTGGAAAAGTGAATGGTTTGATTCTCCAGATGATGCAATTGAAATAGCTCAGCAGATACAATCTGATAAGCCTTTTAACGAAGATAAACTTATCGAAGCACATATGAAGTACCATGCGGAAATACAAAGGAAAAATATAAAACCAATTGAAAAATCGGAAGAGGAAGAAGATATAGTTTATAATTGAGAAATATAAATAAAGATAATATGTATAAACCATTACCCCACTATATAACAATTAAAGAATCTCCTGTCTCCGGACTAGGACTTTTCGCAACAGCCAAAATTGTAGCGCAAACAATAATTGGGGTTACCCATCATGCAAATGAAAGCTCTGAAAACGGATTCATTAGAACTCCTCTAGGAGGATTTGGTAATCATTCTGAAGATCCTAATTGTTTCAAACTTTTGATGGACCCTAAAACTTGGTGGATCGGTGCTTTAAGAGACATTGAATCCGGAGAAGAACTTACTTGGAGTTATACATTATATAAATGTAAATAATTTGTTGGGGGCTCGGAGTGTCGTTCCGACGACACGCCCTCAGCATTTATAACAGGAGAGAGAGGATGCCTGAACATAAGCATTTGATTATTAGGGCTGAGGTGAATAACCCGATGACGGGTGAAAAAGAAATTAAAAAATGGCTTCGAAATTTAGTAAACAAAATAGATATGAACATTATCAAGGGCCCATATGCTGCATATGTGTCCAAGGAAGGTAATCGTGGTTTAACAGCAATAGTAATGATAGAAACAAGTCACATAGCAATACATATCTGGGATGAAACGTCTCCGGCATTAGTGCAATGTGATGTATATTCATGTGCAGAATTTTCTTCAAATGAAGTTCTAGTGGAATTTGTGGAGATGGAACCCATTAAGATCGAGCACATGCTCTTGGATAGGGCAGTAGAGATTAAAACATTAACTCATTCGACTCCAGCTCATGAGTCGAGCCCAATTTATCAAGAGGGAATATACGGATGAAATGGAAACTAATAGCAATAATAGTATTTGCAATAACAATAGGAATATCTTGTTCAACAAAGAGCAACAATTGGCCTAGTGGAATGACACCATTTTTTGCAGAGTGTGAAGGAGAAGGTGGAACTTATACAGATAAGGCATATGCTAAAAGAAAGCAGAGCCCTTGTCACAGAGGCTGGAAATATTATGACAGAGGCGAACCAACTTTAACAAATGACTAGAGGATATAATAATGGAAACTTGGAGCGTAATAGATATTAAAAATATGTCAACCTCAGAAATGAGGGGTTTACTCGGTAAATTACAAGCAGAAATCAAATTTAGAGAGGGAATCGGAGAAGAAATGAGAGCACGCCAAGAAGAACCTCAATTGCTGGTCGAAGAAGAGCCAGTGGCGGGGATTTGAGTAAGAAAGTGGGCAAGAGGAAGCGAAAAGGTTGGAGAAAAAGAAGCCCTAGATGTACGATGTGTACCTACTACAGATGGTTAGGAAATTCTAAAGGACGTAAACGACACTCATATTATCGACAAATGAGTGCTGCGGACTGAATTATAATAAATAGAAGAGATATCATATAGTGGCGAAGTGGGGCGTTAAGTCATTGGTGAGATGTCCCCGTAGGGGATTACAATCGTTTACGAGTCCGACTCTGATCGTTCACAAGGAAGCTTCCGAAAGAAGCTAAAGCATGGCCAAGTCATGTGTTCCGGCGTCGCCACTATTTAATAATTTTTCTAGAAAGAAATTATGACAGATAACCTCCAAGAGAGACCCGCATATTGCGACACTCCCGGATTGTCCAAAACGTCTGCTCTGGCGTCGCAGTGTAAACCAGATTCTATGGGTCAAGTGAAGCCTGATCGTCCGGACATAAAATCCAAAGCACTAACAGATACAGACGAGAAAAGGAAAAGGTTGCAGAAGCTAAACCTTACAAGTCGTCCAAGTACCGAGACATTTCAAAGATTTACTAAAAGAATAAGAGAAGCGAATCTGAACGACTATGTTAAAAAATATCAAATGAAAATGGGCAATAAAACTTCTACAGTAGACAAAGACGCATGGGTTGATGGAATCGGCGGATTATCGAAAAGAGAATCAAAAACTCTAAAACGTCAATTACAAGGACATACTAGAGAAGGCGAAACAAGTGTTAGAAAGTTTAAGAAAGGACAGCCAAATCCTCAGCTTGATCCACCTAAAGGTAAGAAGAGGTGGGAAGAAGTAAATGAAGACAGCAGAGACAAGTCAAAACCTGATCCTAAAGGTAGAAAACATCCAGAAATTAAAAAAGATTCTGAGAAAGCAATAGGACTCTTAAAGAAAAAGGGTATACCAGCAAAGTATGCCAGCTCGCAGATGTTTGGAGACAGAATATATGTTCAGAGAGACAATGAGGTCAAAGCCAAAAAGATTATACCTAAAGATCTGCACCAATATGTTTTTGGTACAATAGATAATCCAGTACAAGCCGGCTTCCGAACGACCGAAGAAGTTGAGATTGATGAAGGTTTGTATAGTATTAAAAATACAAAAACTGGTCAAAGATATTCTGTAAGTAAATATCAGGATGATAAAAAATTAGATAAGATTCGTAGCGGCGGCGGTGATCATAAACATGCCGCTCATTACAAGGATGGAAAAATGATAGATGAATATGTCGGAACAATAAAGAAGAAAAGAAGTGAGAAGGAACACGGCTACCCAAATCAGAATCCTAAGAAAGATAAGTACACTGGTTATACTGATGAGAGAGTTGAAGGTAATAAGAAGACTTTCGCTGAACTTTCAACAGAACCCGGTGGCATATTACAACGCGCATCGAGCGCAGCAAAGAAGGATGCCGCAACACAAAGAGATGCACAAGCTTGGGCAAAAAGAGTTCCTGGTAAAGGACACGCTTTTGGTGCGAAAGAGGCAGGTGAAAAGGCAGCAAAGAGAGAGAAACAAGCAGCAAAATTCGATGCGGCTGTCGATGTCAAACAACGGAACACAGCTTTTAAAAAGGAAGATGTTATTGATGAAAAAGAAAGCGATTACGCTGACAAAATCGCTGCTTTTAAAAAGAAAGGTGGAAAAGTTGAAAAACAACCGGAAGGTCCAATTTCCAAAAGTCTGTTTAGAACTACAGTCGGAAGAGAGAAGCGGAGAAATCCAGGAAAGCAAGCTACCAGAGATACTTTTTATGACGAAGTTGAGGTTAAAGAACTCGGACCAATCGGTGCGTTCGTTGCCAGAGCAGCAATAAAGCACGTAGCTAAGAAAGCAATAAAGAAAGCGACAGAAGATAAAGAAGAGACCGTCAGCGAAATTACAAAAAAATATTTAGATCGCGCGGCAGTTGCAGCTAACAGAAAAGCTGATCAACAAAGAGCTGTATCTAAAGTAGCCGCTTCAAGGGTTGGAGACACTAGTCAACCACCGGGACAAAATATTAAATCGAAACGTGCAGATTTCCAAGCAGCTAAGAAAGATTATCAAGCATTTAAATTCGATAGAGCTTCTAAAAAGAAAGTTGACGAAAGTAATAAGCTTCAGGCCGATATGGCGTTAGATGACGCTGGTATTAAAAGCTATTGGGAAGATGGCAAGCTATGGGTAGACAAAAAAGATGTAATGAAAGCTGAAAAGACCTTATCGAAGTCATTCAAAAAAGGCGGAGAACCACACATATATTATAAAGGTGGTTTTCTCGGTGTGTGGAATAAGAAAAGGAAAATAACCGGATGAAATCGTTCATAGAGCATATAATTAATGAACAAGAACTGCGCATGGATCGCGATCTCCAAACGATCCTCAGAGCGCATGCTAAAGATTACAAAGCATTTAAAGACGGTAAGCAAGATTTGTTAGATTTGCCAAAGTTATATGATGCATTAATTAATCACTGGCAGACGGATATGCCATACGGAGTGATGAAAGCTCGCTCCGGTGATCCCTATGAATGGATAGCAGATAAATTAGATACAATCTCCGAAAAAGCTCTGGAACATAATTGAGCTACCCATGTGCGGCATCCAAGTTTGGGTGAGGAAGAGTTAGAAGTGCTTAGTCATAGCTTAGATAAAAGGGGTAATATAGAACAATATGAAGTTAATCCTCCATTTGGCGCGCATCAACATGGTCAGACAATGACTCTAGAAGCATCAGAAGTTACAATAACAAAAGAACAGATACACAAACACCCACCTAAGAAGATTAAGGTAACAAGTAAAAATGAGATGATGGCCAGGTCGGTCGGCGGTCAGAAGAAATCTCGGGATAAAATATTTCTTGCTAAAAGCCGCGACAACACAATAAAGAAAGCCGAGCAAGATAACGTCAAAGTAGAAATGTCCATGAAGAAACGAAGGGCAATAGGAAATATGTAAATATGAAAACATTTAAAGAATTTGGAGAATACTTCAAAGCCCATCCTACAGAAAAACTCTCAACCACATCATTTGCTGCTGCCGTAAGACCTACGTATTCAGATACTCAAGAGAGTCCACCTATGTTAGCTCTAACGGATAAAGAGAAAGAGAAGCAAAAAGAAAAAAAGAAGCGAAAAGATAGGATTATTAAAAAGAGCAGACGATACCTTCCAGACGAACCAAAAAAATAAAGCATAAAATATATTATGAAAAAGATTTATGATGAATACGTTGAATTCATGAATATCGCAAAAAGTGTCTACATCTCAACAGTGAACGAGTTTCGAGGTGGAGTGGCACCAGAGATAAGTTACTCGCCTTGTATAGTAGATGAAAATAAGAACATTTACATTCTAGTAAGTACCCTTTCAAAACGCACCGCATCTCTAATCGCACAACGTAATACTTCATTGATGTTCATTGAGTCAGAAGAACAGTGTGAACAGATATACGTTAGAACTCGCCTTATTTTTTATTGCAGCACATTGCAAATAGCTAGAGAAATGGGAGCCGGACACTTACTCTGGGATGATTTGGTATCCCGATTTACTGCAAAATTTGGAGATATAATAAATACTTTAGTGTCCTTAGATGACTTTAAGATGTTTCGTTTTCTTCCTATGCGTGGAACTTATATAAAGGGCTTCGGTAAAGCCTATCGCATAAAAGGAATAGGGATGAAAGAAGTAGAACACATAAAGTTCGATGCCGGAATCGAAATATAAAAGCCACCCCGGCCCTAGGTGGTTAAAAAACAAACTCATAATGAAAGGTAAATATGGGATTTTTGAGTAAATTGAAGCATCATGCACAAACGCTGATGGGTAATCACAAAGAGATTATTGAAGAAACTAAGAGCGCCGTAGACACAGCAGAAAAAGTTGTGGACACAGCAAAAAAGGTTAAGAAGACCGCTAAGAAAGTAAAAGGTCTTGTTAAAAAGAAAACTAAGAAGAAGAAATGAAAGTCGAATACGACCAGTGGGGATATCCGATACATTCAGAGATGAATTACGAGTCGCCACAGGGAGATTTCGAGACACGAGTTGCTCTAGTGATCGCATTCAGTGTGATAATATCTATGATTGTGTTTAAAGAAGAACTCGTGTGGTTAATGTTGTAAAATTAACTTGACTTGTTTTCTATATTGTAGTATAATATATATTATGAAAACAAATTGGAATATTAGTTGGCAGGTAGCTAGAGTAAGGGCGAAGCGTATAAAAGACGTTCAGGAGAAAGTCGATTTTATGCATGATTGGTTATTTGAGTTTAATGCTTACGATAATATTAATAGAATTAAAAATTGGTTGCGGATGTCTATAATGTCTGCGAGTAATAGTAATAAGATAATCTATCGGGAAGCTCTTGATGGATGGCTGCATGAAGCTGAACATGAGATTTACTATGTCTTAGAAGATGTGAGTGATGAGATAAATGATTTTAGTAAAGAGCAGTTACAGATGGTTTTAGATGATTTAGAGAAGCGAACATATACTTTTCAATATAAAGGCAAGCGACCAAAAGAACACGTAAAGTTCGTCGAACGTCTAACAGCAGCAATTTAGAGTTACCTATGCACAAATACAATTTTGAAAACGCTACAGAGAAGAGACTAGCAGATAAGGAAATAGGTCATATCACTAGTCCTCATCCAGATGGTCAGGTGAAACATCCAGAACATCTTCAGCAGCACGAAATGCTACAGATACTACAAAGACATGCATTGAATGAAAAGTGGGGCACAGTTAAACGTATGATTCAAGAACTGCCAGAGCATCAAAGAAAAGATACAATCAACATGTTAAAAAAGACTAATAATGACCCTTTGATTGGAAAGAAATTCCCTGACGAGGCTTGGTTCGAACAAAAATGGCCATCCCAATAATTGATTTCAGAAGTAAAACTTGCATAGAAGAAATGCACAGAGCATATACTACCTGTGGGTTCGCCGTCTTCACCAATGTTTATAATGAGTGGCTATCAGAATTCCAAGACTGGAAGCAACTTATGGAAGAGTTCTTCCAACTACCGTTAGAAGTGAAAAAGAAATACACATACAGCGGAGTAAGAGGCTCATTAACGTGTCGCGCCGGCTGGGGAGAGATGGGTCATATTCAGAGTCGACCAGGTGATATGAAAGAGTCCTATAACTGGATTGATTCAGCTAGAATGCAAGAGCAATACTGGCCGACAGAGATTCCAGAGTTCAAATCATCCGCTCAACAGATCCTTCAGATCTCCCAACAACTCTCTCATCAGTTTTTCGACAAGTTCGAAAGCATGTTCAAACTCAAAAAAAAATATTTAATAGATAGACATGTTAATGGATATGTCAATATGAGAATGATTCATTATCCAGCTGTTGCATACTGTGCAGTTCGCGGACCACAAACCTATAGAGGAGGAGAACATACAGATTACGGTTCAATCACTCTACTCTGGCGATTCGACGATGTAGGAGGTCTTCAGGTTGAGGATAGAGAAACAGGAGAATGGATTGAAGCTCCACCAGTAGAAAACTCTATAGTATTGAACGTTGCAGACATGTTTCAAAGATGGTCTAATGATACGTTGAGATCAACCAATCATAGAGTCATTAATAGAGATCATACAAAATCTCGTTATACGATGCCCTACTTTGTTGATCCTGGTAGAGATGCATTGATCAAAAATTTTACAGATGAACCAGATAAACACTCACCAATTTCTTCTGAAGAGTACTTGCAGGATAAGCTACGTTTGAATCATGATGAAAAGAATTGGGAACAACAGATTAACTAACATAGAGACAGTCAATGATAACAGATAACGAAATTGAAAAAGCATTAAAGCAACATCTACGAGAAGAAGGAAAGGAACCGCCTCTCTACATGTTGGAGGATGAAAAGTATGAGAAGGAGATTAAAGAGTGTGCTGAAAATATGACAGAGATTTCACAAGAATGTAAAGACTATTTAAAGAGAAAGTTTGAGGAAGACTTCGATGAGATTCATCAACCAGATACTTATATGGATACTTACATGGGTCCCACTAAGTAGTCGCGTCGCTTCATATATAGAAAGTCGTTTCGCGTCATATATAGAGAGTAATAGATAGAAGCTCACCCGCTGGGTTCGCTTTTTCTACTAGTTTCTCAGCGGTAACTGCAGCCGTTTCCATGCATATCTCGTATCCCGTATACTATCCCATATCCCGGAATCTCTTTTATCGAACAGGAATCTCGGATACGAGACCGTTTATAAACGGTTAATTAATATGGTTTACGCGGAGTAGAAGAGAGTTAAATAGTCCCAGAGAGTGGATTTAAACGGCGCCTCGCGCAAAAATCCGAAAAATTTACAAAACAATTATAATTTTCTACTACCGGCATGACTACCGGCATTACCGGCATGACTACCGGCATGAAAACTATAGACTTTTCAGGCCCATATGAATAGTGATATACTGAATCAACAACTGCAGCAATGTGCCAGCTTCGCTGTAAGTCTCTGAAATTATTGAAGATAAAAGATTATCAATGATATCAACGTACTCTGGGTAACTCATTGAAGTTGTTGCGAAAGAAAAAGGTTGACATTTCTCTTAAATAGTAGTATAATATATATAGAGAATAAAGAAAAAGAGAGAGAGTATATTATGAGAAATTTGAGAGAAATAGATAAGAGTGATTTAGATTTGTGTCAACCACATCGTGATTTGGTTGCTGCATATCATCAGTTCGTTGATGAGAATGATGCCGACATTGGCAGAATCAGTCTAGCAGAGAGTAAAGCTGGAGGAGGTCCGTTCCTGGATCTCGAAGGTTATCTGTATAAGATGGACGAATTATAATAATTATAATGAGAGAGATTATGAGTATTGAAGTGCATGTACAATCAGCAGTACGTGAAAACTATGGAGCCCACGACTGGGACGGCTCAGGCGACTGTCCGCAGATGTGGAAGAACAAAGGTGGAGATGACTATATTATCTCCGGTGCTCCATCTGTTGCAGACGCTGTAGATTTCGTTTACAGTTATATTGTCGGTGACCCTAATGAATATTTCAACGAAGAAATTCTTGGCGGTGTAGAAGTCTCTGAAGGTTTCAAAACCGAGATGGAGATTGCTATTTCGAAATCCGAGATGCGTCACTACCTTAGTGCTACTCGTGTAGAGTGGAATTCCCGTTTCGAAAAATTTCCAACTAATAAATTGCTTTCTGGTTTTGAAGGAAACCTCGAAGAGAATCTTGAAGTGTGTAAATCCATGATGGAGAGTTATGCATAATTCACCCATGGACGAAGCTGCTATAATGTGCAATGATTTATCAAGTCGGATTGATAATCAGTTAGATGAACTAGATACACTATTAGAGATATACAAGAATACGGACCGGTCAGATTTAACTCTCTATAATAGACTGCAAAAAACCATAGAGCATCTGACCGGTGCTGTAGACATATATGAACAAGACGTAGCAGAGTTTGAACTGCTGCAGTACATACATGATGGCGAATTACTTAATTAGTAACGCGCCTTCAACAGGGGCCTCGCGCTTCCATCTCTCTCGCCGCCGGGGTCCCTGTCTAATTTACTAACGAGAGATACGACGTATATAGCTAAGCATATATACCATTCGATGACGTCAGCTCCTACGTAGCCGTGTATACGACCCGCGTGAATATGCAGTACGAGACTCGAGCTATATGTGTTATGGAGGACAATGTGAACGTGGAATAAGCTCAGAGCTACGTAATAGAATTGTCCTCTGCTATATTTTTTTTTCTTATATACTCGAGCAGAGTAGTCCGCCTGCTCATCATGATTGAAGCAGCGGATTCAGTGTCGTCAAACTAGTGTAGTATATCTGCAACGCACATGACGCGGCTAAGTAAGTGCTAGCTACAAGCTTAGTAGAGATATGAAACGGGCTACACGCTCTGCTCGTTCTATAGAGAGTTAAAAGTACACAGCGGTAGCGATAGTATAGAGAGATAGATATACACAGCTGTTGTATAGTATGGAGAGATAAATGTACACCCCCCCCACCTGTAATACGATGAAAAGGAAATCGCTCGACCCTATAGGCTTAGGACTGAGGCTATAACTTAACCTTATCCAAAATTTTTTTATTATTTTATATCTCTCACCGTTAATGTCTATTTATAGATATCCCGAATCAAGAGCAGGCCCGAGGGGGCTTCTAAATTTTTTTTTCCAGTTGCGAAAGAAAAACCTTGACATGTTGCCCAAAATACATTATAATAATAGAATATTATTTAAACAATTAACCAACTAAGAAAAAATATATTATGGCTAAAGCGAAAACATACAGTTTCCACGAATCCCTATACACGATGAAAGAGCTAGCTGAGCTCTTTGGACTTTCGTATTGTAGGATGAGTAATCTAATGCATAAGTTTAATCACGATGCAGACACAATTTATTTACAGCGGAATTCAGAGGGTGCAAAACGTTCGGGAAAAAATCCTAGAGTATTCACTGTAGACTTGCATGGGAATACTAGAATGACCGTAGCAGAAATTGCAGATGTTACAGGATACTCTAATGCAGCAATCAGTGGTAAGATCAAACGCGGAGTAACCGGATCAGATCTACTAAAGAAGAAAAAGATTAAATCACTGATTAATGTACGGGCCAGGATGAGTGCAATAAAGAAACTCTCAGGAACAGTGAGAGCTGATAAGAACAAGCTGAGAGTAACTGCAAAGAAAGAGCCAGAGATTGATGTACGGGATATGTCTAGTTTAGAAATCAGTAACGCAGTCGAGGACTATTTAGCAGCCGGTGGAAAAATACAGAAACTACAAGCGGATGGAAACATAGATGGCCAGAGCTGGAAGGACCAAGCAAAGAAGTCGTGGAGAAAAAGAACTACACTTGCGTCGAAGAAGGCGGCGAAGAGCCGGCCAGATGAGAAAGGATCAACAGTGAATGTAAATGATTTCATTGCAGAATTAGAGAGTGAGAGAGATCAGAGGAAAGCATATGGGGAAGTCCTACACTTAGCTGCATCAGATGAACAACTAACGGAACTAGAACGTTCTTTACCGGAAACAGCCTTTGGCGATAGTCTGGAGAAGAAGTGACGTGCCGAAGGGCGCTTCGCGCCCTAAACCTCTAATAGATAATCAGCCTACGGCTAAATGAAAAGAGAGTATGGGTAAACTTATAAGGCGCGCGCTGTCGGCGTGTGGAGTTACTGAAGTTCCTGTGAAAGCGATGGAGCCATTAACTGTTAGCAGATGGAATTGTGGATTGATAGTTGGATTTAACGATGGCCGATTTGAAGGACGGATATATAATAATAATATGATCGCCCGTAGCTTCATGAAGAAACGGCCGCACCCTTATAAAAGCTGTATAATGTTAGATAAGATACCTACTGAATGGTATAAGATGATTTAAATTGTGGGGTAAACGACACTAAAGCCAGGAGCGGGAGACGAACCCTAGTACTGAGTGCGACTAAGTGACTCTACCTAGATGAAGTTAAGAAGCCTCTCCAATAAGACCGCCGGTACGTGCCACAGGGTGAGGGAGTGGATAACTTTTGATAAACGAGGCCCGAGTGCCTTGCGAGAGTTGTCCTTCAGGATAGTCTAGGCTCTACCCCACATGTTTTAATGCCTAGTAGTTCAGTGGTAGAACATCTGACTGTTAATCAGAATGTCGCTGGTTCGAGCCCAGCCTAGGCAGCCACACCACCTAAATATATTAAATGGAAAATAAAACGACGATTAGAGTATACATTGATGATAAAGAGATGCTGTACTCACATAAGAATATAATGCAGTTTCTTCTTACGTTCCTATCCTATCTGACAAACGATGATCTGGATGAACTAAACTTGCGATTACGTTCCCTGAAAGACCATAGGAAACAAAAAGAATATCAGGCTCAGCTCGAAGCTAAAGAAAAATCAATACAGAAGAACAGGCATGATACACCATGATTAATAATCCATCAAATTATCTTGCTCGCCTTGTTTATGACATCGGGGTGAAAAAACAGATAGAAGAAAGAGTAGAAGCCAAGTATTCAAAACGAATCGAATACCTGGTGAACGCAAACGACGAACTCATGTACGAACTAGAACAATGTGAGTTGGAATGCTATGGAAGAGGACATGACACGTAACTAAATAGAACACTAATAAAAGGGAGGAATAAGATAAGTGGCAACAAGTAAATTAAAAATATTGAATAGAAAAAAAACAGGAATGAAAAAAAGAACTTCTATAGGCAAGTCTAGAAGGACTAGTCCAAAAAGTAAACACAAAAAAAAGGATTTTAAAATATATCGTGGACAAGGAAAATAAATTAGAAAAGAATAAGAACATTGAAAGTAGAAGATAATTTTTTAGACCAAGAAGAATTAAATCAATTGCAATCATTTTTTATGAGTGATCAAATTGCTTGGCGTTATAATGACTCCGCCGGCTTGTACGATTCCGACAATGAATTTCAGTTTGAGCATTTATTTTATATTAATAATTCTCCAAGTTCTACTAAAATAGAAAAATTAAATTCTCTATTGATTAAAATAGACACAATATCAATATGGCGAATAAAGGCAAATTTACTTACGAGAACACCTGATGTTATTGAAAAATCATTTCATGTTGATATAGGTCAGCTAACATCAGAAGAAAAACTACAACAATGGACTACTTCTATTTTTTATGTGAATACTAATGATGGCTATACAGAATTTGAGGATGGCACAAAAATTCATAGTGTTGAAAATAGAATGATTACTTTTCCTGCTAATTTAAAACATCGTGGAACATCTTGTACGGATGCGAAAGTGAGGGTTGTTATAAATTTCGATTATTTTAATGGAGAAACTAAGGCCATGCCTTTTGGGCTTGTGCCAAATCGAGGGTTCTTCCCTTACCCAATAGATAGATAATATGGAAACGTTTATTTGGCTTACAATAGTTTATGTAGTAGGAACTTATATGGGATATCGCATTGCTTGGCATATAGCAGTAGATAAGGTTGCTAGCAGAACTTTAGAAATGCTTGAAGCAGAAGGATATATAAAGACTAAAAAGGTAGGTAATGAAATTGAAATCATAAAGGTTAAATGAAATTAATTGCTGGAAATTCAAATAAAAATTTGGCCGAGTCTATTGCACATCATTGTGGACAGCACTTGTGTGAAGTAGAACTTATTAAATTTGCAGATAATGAACTCTCGTGTATGATTAAAGAGAATGTTCGTGGTGAGGATGTATTCATTATTCAAAGTACTTGTAATCCTGCTAATGATTATTTAATGGAATTGTTAATTATAATAGATGCTTGTAAGAGAGCATCGGCTGGTAGAATTACTGCAGTGATTCCTTATTTCGGTTATGCAAGACAAGATAGAAAGCCTGTTTCAAGAACACCTATAACGGCTAGGTTAGTAGCAAGCATGTTAGAGATGGCAGGAGCTAATAGAATAGTAACAATGGATTTACATGCCGGACAGATACAAGGGTTCTTTGATATTCCAGTAGATGATCTAGGGGCTATGCCATTGTTTGTTAATGATTTAGAAACTCATCCAAAGCGAATGATAATAGCAAAGAATGGTGTTATAGTTTCTCCTGATGCGGGTGGCGTTGCCAGAGCAAGAAAGGTGGCTAAGAAATTACAATTAGATATAGCGATCATCGATAAACGTAGAGAGCAAGCTAATCAAGTTGCTTCGATGAATGTTATTGGAGATGTGAATAAGAAAAAATGTATAATAGTAGATGATATTGTAGATACAGGTAATACACTTATTAAAGCTGCCGAGGCATTAAAGAGAGAAGGGGCTATTGAAGTTATGGCTTATATTACTCACGGAGTGTTGAGTAAGAATGGTGGACGTAAAATGCAAGAGTCTGAAGCTTTATCTAATTTGGTAATAACAGATACTATACCAAATCTTGAAACTAATAGTGTAAAAGTATTAACAATAGCACCTATGTTTTCAGAAGCGATTAGAAGAATTAATCATAATGAATCAATTTCTATTTTATTTGAATGAATCCTAAAACACATCCAACATATTGTCATTATCCATTTCATGCCATGACTTTTAAGAAATGGTCTAAAAATGGAAGAGATCCTATTAATGTAACTCCTTGTTGTATGATGATGAACCCTGTTACTTCAGAAGAAGATGGTTCCGTTAAACATCATAGCCTAGGCCATGGCTCTTTAAAAGGTTTAAGTCCAGAAGAAATATTTAATCATGAATCTTTTAAAAAACTCAGAAATGATTTATCTAATGGTATAAAGAATGAAGCATGTACCGTTTGTTGGAGGATGGAGGAAGATGGCTTAGAATCATTTAGACAATGTTCTGATTCTTCTGATCCCCCGCATCCCAATCAGGAAGGTTTGTTTGAGTTTGATATAACCCTTTCTAACCTGTGCAATTTAGCTTGTAGAATGTGTAATGTGGGTTCATCTCATCAATTAGGTAAAGACGTTGAGAAGATGAAGGCAAAGGGCTTACATAATTCCTTCATGAGAGTCAGTAATAATGCAATGCCTGATATAAAAGGTGTTATCTATGATAAAGATAATAACAGTGTTATTGATTGGCTATTGAATAATACACACAAGATAACAATGTTAAAAGCTTCTGGAGGAGAACCATTTTATGATAGAAGAGTAGTTAAAGTATTAGAACGATATGTCGAAACGGAAGCAAGTAAAAATACAATTTTAAAGTTTCATACTAATGCTACACAGTTCACTCCTGAATTATCAAAAATTTTAAATAATTTCAAAGAGCAAGGACATACGTTCAGCATAGACGGCACCCATGGAACATATAATTATATCCGGCATAATTCTGATTGGAAAAAATTAAATGAAAGCTTAGATCATTATCTTAGTACATGTACTAATATTAAACATCAATATTTTAATATGGTATTGTCATCTTTAAATATTTTAAATGTTGCTGATTATATAGAATGGATATGTAATAAATGTGCATACTATAAAATTCCTGATTGGTATATTCATTTTTCAGAAATGTATCCAGATAATAGAGGAACATCAATTAGGAATATGCCAAAGGAATTATTAGAGATTGCTCTTGATCGGATTATAGATATTACTGAATCCGGAATAGCTACCGTTGCACAATCTGATACTGTACACGCAACTATAAGAGGGAAAGAATATAAGAAGTGGTATAGATTTAATATTCATAATTTAGTTGGTCAATTACAAAATGCATTAAAAAATAATACCAGTGATGTTAAAAAAATGAAAACGGAAATAATTATTTTAGATGAAGTAAGGGATCAAAGTTATAAAGATTACTTAGATCCTTTGTTAGTAGAAATACTTAATGGGGAGGCTGTGCATTGGTGAGCTCAACAGACTGTAAATCTGCCGCCTGAGGCTGTGATGGTTCGACTCCATCTCTCCCCACCACATAGGCGATTAGCTCAGTTGGGAGAGCAGGTGTTTTACAAGCATCAGGTCATTGGTTCGATTCCAATATCGCCTACCAAAAATAAGAAAAAAATATGAATGAGGAGAATGATTCTATGTATGGATTTTTGTTTATGGTTTTGTTAGTAATATGGACAGCATCAGCTTGGGGTGATCCCGATTTGATCGATGCTCTTATCTATTATCTTTCAGATGGATATTATAAATCCTAAAGAGAACAATTCAAGGGAGACACCTACAATGCCTACTAAAAAAGAGATAAAGAAACTAACAAAGAGGGCCATCAAAAAACAACGGAAAGAATTCCTAAAGCAATTCGAAGGAAAACTCGAAGGACCTTATGACCATTTAAAAGAAGGTGTAGATTATCTAGATGATATCCAAAGGAATAAGGAAAACCCTTCACCTCTACTTCACCTGACGCCAGGAACAGAAGAGTATAAGAAAGTAGAAGCTGAATTAATTAAACAGATCTGTGAAATTGATCTAGGCGATGAATCTCGATTCGATGACGAATCACCCCGATATGATATGGTATAAAGATGGATTCGGAGGAATTGGACGATCAGGAAACGACGGTAGCGGAAAAGAAGAAGTCTAAACAAAAACTGAAAGCTCCAAATAAATATCAAGTAGTTTTCCACAACGATGATTTTACCCCAATGGAATTTGTAGTATATCTACTACAAATAATTTTTAATCATTCGGAAGCAGCAGCAGAAGCTATAATGTTGAATGTTCATCAAAAAGGAAAAGGTGTAGCAGGCATTTATTCATTTGAGTTAGCAGAAACAAAAGTATATGAATCAATGATGCATGCAAAAGAAAATCAATTTCCTTTAATGGTAACAGTAGAAGAAATTTAAAAATAAATGTTGCCGTGGCTGAAAGGCAAGGCAACGGATTGCAACCCCGTTTTATGCAGGTTCGACTCCTGTCGGCAACTCCATGGAATATAATTTACATACTAGAAATCAAATCCCTAAAGATTATGAATGTTGTTATAATTGTGAATATATGTCTTGGATGGTTGCTTTAGGTCAGGGAGTAAGATGTGGAAATGAAAAAAATCAATATAGAATTTTTGTAGGAAATAAAAAAATAAAACTACCAGTGATTCCTGGAGTTGCTAAAAAATGTGAACACTTTTCGAATATTAGGGGAAGAATGACTTTACGAGCAGACATAGGCGATAATCGAACAATGCCTCTCAGACATGATATTGATGTTGATAAAATCCTTGAAGAGATAAAGGTTGTTGGAGAAGACTGGAAAACAGAGGGTATATGTCAAATCATGATTCAAGGAGCTGAGGGAAAAGAAGATGATGTTTATTTTGGTTCCAGAGAGTTTAAAGAAATAGCAGAAGCAGGATATAATGAACAGGATTTTATAATTCCTTTATTTCCGGAGATGAATTATACTAATAATTTACTTAAAGAATTAAAAATGTATAGATCACGATTGATGTTATTAAAACCTAAATCGTGTCTGTCATGGCATCATGATCCCAGTATGAGGATTCATATACCTTTATGTGGTGATAGTGATAGCTTTCATCTTATAGAAAACATAGAAGGTAATAAAGAAGTATACCACATATATCCGGGAGAGGTTCATTTAATGAATACAGAGGTATATCATTCAGGAATTAATTTATCGCGAAAGGTAAGTAGAATACATATTGTAGGATGTATTAATGTAGATGATGAAAACAATTAATAAATTTTGGACTCATAGGGGATTTGGTACTGGTTTTGGTGATATAATAAATCATTTATCATATGAATATCAACAAGCCAAAGAACCGACTATTATAAAATGGCATTTACAACCTCGCACACATAGACAAATACAAAGGGTTATTAAATTTTTTAAATCTAATCCTTTAATTAAACATGAGTTCGGTGAGCATATAGAAAGAAAAGAAACACCATATAGTCAACAGGATCATGAGTATTGGCCTGCTAAAGTGTTACATAGTTCCTGTGATGAAAAGTTTTGTGCTATATGGTTATATACAAAACATCATTCGCAGTCACCTCATCATCAAGATAAAGTTGTAAGTCATTATACTTTACAGAAATTATTTAAAGATCTCAAAGAGGGGGGATATAAAATTGTATTGATTCCTAGTTTTAAAAAATCTGCTGGCGAAACGTTATATGATATAGATTATGATTTTGAACAGTATAGTTATTTGGTACAATCTATATTAAAGAATTGTTCTTTTAGTATTTGCTCTGAAGGTGGTATAGCTCATTTATCTAGATTAATGAAAGTTCCTACTATATGTTATTTTAATCAAACAATGCCATGGAAGGGACATAATTTTGATCTTAGAGATTTTTGGACAGGTGATTTATATAGACCCTGTAATAGATTAGACCGGATTAAAGAATGTTACATGTATTAAAGGGCTTTCTTGGTGAAGATTTATGTCAGAGTTTTACAACTTATGCGCTAAGAGAACGATTAGATAATTTTAAATCATATGGAAAAGAACTTCCTAACACTCATGGTGTTTATAAAGATCCATTCGCAGAAGCTTGTTTATATAGTTTCCGGGAACGAGTACAAAAATATTTTAAAGAAGATATTCATCCATCATATTCGTTCTATATTGTTTATGAGAACGGTCACAACTTACACAAACACATAGATACCGATGCTTGCGAAATTTCTATTACTATACATACAGGTCACCTTTACGGTGATAGCTATCAAGGGACTACTTGGCCTTTATATATCGACAATTCACCCATTCATTGCGATGTAGGGGATGCTTTACTCTATGATCAAAAAGAGAAGAGGTATGAACATTGGCGAGAATCCTTTGATGGAATCTATCAAATCCAATTGCTTCTTCATTATGTCACCGGATCTATTGATAAAATTCCAGTTCCTGCTAAAAATTTGATCGCAGTGAATTGATCGCTCAATTATTTTCAATTTTGTTTCTTAATGATTTCAACGAGATTCTAGTAACCGATTGTTATTATTGCGAAACAAAAACGTTGACATGTTGAGCTAGATATGTTATAATATAAGTAGAGAATAAAATAATAACTTAAATTATGGAGAGAGATATGTCGAAAAGAATTATACTAACAGAAATTGTTAGATTTGTTGGAACCGTAGCGATGTTCGCTGGAACTTGGGCTATGATTATATTTTTTGTATTATAAAATTGAGAGAGAATATCATGAAAAAATTAACTATATTATTTTTATCAATAGCACTCGGAGCGAGTGTCTTTGGTGCGAAGCCGGTATTTGCTGAAACCAGTTTTTTTGAGTGGGGCAAGAAG